TTACTTCGCCACCACCAGTGCTGATAACTTATCGAGCGCCAGGCGCTGAGCATCTACCTGCAGGTGTGCGTAGCGCTGGGTCGTTTGCACATTGGCATGGCCGAGAATTTTGCTGATGGTGTATAGGTCCACGCCCAAGCCCAGCATGATGCTCGCGCAAGAATGGCGCAGGTCGTGGAAGTTCACGTGGGGCATACCTGCCTTCACGCGCGCGCGGCGCCACGCTGACTGCACTCCGTACAAGGTCATCTCCAAGGGAAAGTACTTCAGCCATGGCCGTAGCGCCGGAATGATCGGCACAACGCGCATCCGAAGTGTTTTAGTATTACTTGCAGGGAAAGTAATCGAATCCTTTCCAATATGCTCACGCTGAATTTGGAACAGCTCACCGCGGCGGGCGCCGGTCAGTAGCGCGGCCCATATAGCAGCCTGCGCAATTGGCGTGCAGAAAGAAGCGATCTTTCTTACCTGCTCAACCGTGAGAAACACCTCGCGCTTGTTGTTGACGACCACGTTATCTATTCGCAAACCATAATTTTCAGGGATCAGACGCTGGCGCCATGCCAATTGCAGGCCTTTTTTTGCACAGGCCAATGACCTGTTCACGGTTGCCGGCGCATAGACGGGTTCCAATTTCCCTGTCTTCTTATTAGGCGTGAGTTTGCACATGTCGCGAATGACATGATCGGCAAACTCCTGGGCCTGGCTCGCCTTGTACCGTTCCGCCCAGGCGCCCAGCCGTTTCGCATGATGCTTCGATGTGTCGCCACTGCGTAGACTTGCGGCATGCTCGACGTAGAGCGCGAGTATGAAGGCCATCGGCGGGTCGCCGGGAATGTGCACATGTTGGCTCTTCGGCGCGCGCGCAATCGCAGCACGCAACTCGGCCTCGGCTAACTTGGCATCACTCGTAGTTGCGCCTTCCGGCAGCTTTCTGTGAATTCTTTTGCCATCGACCATGATGCCGACGTGCTTCCTGCCTTTTTTGTCGTCCCAGATGGACATTGGTTGTTTTCCTTTAACCAGTTCTTGCATTCTTCAAGGTCGTAGCGCTTGGATCGCGCGCCGACCGGTGTATATGGCAGCCCGCCCTGCTCAAGGCGACGGATCGTTGATTCACTTACGCCGAGCGCTGCGCAGATCTGCTGCCTGTTCAATTCCCCGGATGTGCTGGTGGGCCTCTTGCCTGCGGCCTTATCCAGTGCTGCCACCATTTCGGCGATGTGGCGCATTTCGACATCGCTCATGTTCATGGCGCGCTCCCCGCCGCCGCCGACACAGCTACCGGCAGCGGCGAATGCTTCGGCTTTGCCGCCTGCTTGGCGCGGATCGCCTCGACCTTCGTCCAGATCCTGGCCAGCTCCGTCTCGCCGGCGGCGTGCATGTCCAGACCCTGGGCCAGGCACAGAGCGGCCAGCGTGACCATCACGCCGCCGACTTCCTGCGCTCGCTCGCCGACTGGGCGGCCGTACACATAGTCGACCAGTTGATGCGCCTCGCTGGCCGTGCAGCCGCATGCCTGCACCAGTTCCAGCGATTCTTCCAGGAAGCGGTGATTGCGCTCAGCGCCATCGGCTGAAATTTCGGCACCGAAGCATGCCATCATCCACGGCTGCACGCGGGCCTGGAACAACTCGACTGGTGCGGCGCGCGCGTCAGCTACTGCCAAATATGCATCCAGCAGTCGACCGGAGAGCTGGGCCAGCGCATTGCCTTGCTTCGCAGGATCGAGTTGCAGGATGACGCGGTCGCTGTCGATCGTATGTCCGCAGTCCACTGCCGCCACCATCAGTGCATTTCTGATTTGCTTGTGTTGCTCGTTATTCATCATTGTGGTTGTTCCAATATGGTTAATTCGGCGGGCGCGACCGGTTCGGCCAGGCCCTCAATGTAGACGGTCATGTCGGCATCGCCCTTGTGCCAGCAGAAGCCGGCAATGAAGCAGTTCTGGCCCTGATAGCCGACCGGCCTGGCCAGCTGCTTTGCGCGGTGCAGGCGCAGGTCGTGCTGGTCGGCCAGCTCGCGTGGCGATTCGGCCGGCGCCGGCGCGCGGGTGCTCATGTTGTTTCAGGCTCGCGGCGGGCAAACCAGGCCACCGGGCCGTCGTCGGTGTCATGGATGCCGAGCAGGAACCAGTCCGGGCCCGGCGAGGTCGGCGTCCAGTCGGCGGTCGCGGCGATGTCGCCATCCATGATGCGGTCGTTGAGCTCGTCCGATGCGTCAGCTTCCATGTCGACGCGCTTGGCCGTGATCTGCTGCTGCTTGAGCCATGCGCGGTACTTGTCGCCGTCGCCTTCGTCAAAGCCTGGTAGGTCGGGGTGGCTCCAAAAGCCATATTCATCGCGCGCCACCGGTGCTGCTTCAATCATCTTTTTCATATTTGCCTTTCAGGTTGTCGCGGCCAGCACGCCCGCCAGGGTCGCCGCCACGTAAATCAGGATCAAGGTCGCCGCCACACGGGCGGCGGCCGGCCGTTTCGTTTTGTTGCTCATCGCGTCGCGTGGACGCTGCCAGTGCGAACCCATCGAGCGATGCCCAGCTCGCATGCACTGGTCAGCGCCATGCCGTTCGCCATCCCGCTATGAGTAGCCGGGCCATTGCAACCGCAGTAGCAGGTGCGCCGGCGGCCTGGCCGCGCGGGCTTCTTCTCGCTGTAGCGGATGTGGTCGTCGGCAGAGCCGATCTTGCCCCAGCCGGCAGTGCCGCCACGCATGGCGGCTGACAGCGCGCTTTTGCTCAGGTCGTTCAGGTCGGTCATGGCGCCACCTGCACAGCACGGCCACCGCGCCACCGCCAGCCGGGCGCAATCTGGCTGTGCCGCCACATGCCCATGCGATCGCTGGTGGTCATGCGCGGCCATGGCTTGCCGCCGGACTCCCATTCCGAGCCTTCCCAGTAATCAGCCGGCAGCCGGGCGTGATCGTAGTGCTGCACCCAGCCGACCCTGGAATCCCGGCCATCCCAGTCCCCATCCCAATCGCACCAGGTGTGCTCCGGAATGCCGCTGATGCGTTGCCACAAGCCGTATTCGGCGGGGCGGTGGCGGCGCAGCCACGTGCCTCGTTTCCACGAAAACGGCTCATCGGCGATGCCTGGTTCGATCGACGGCGCGTATTTCGTCGTGTCGCCATGGCTGCGCAGCAACTGGACGGCGCGTTTTGCCTGCTTCTTATAGATGCGCGGGTTCATGGTGCCACCCGTTTGAAGGTAATCGCCCAGCACCACGGGTTTGCAGCCCAGCTGCCGGCGCCGTTGATTGCCTCCCAAAGGTGGCGGTAAAGCTTGAGATGCGTATCGCATTCCGAACAGTCCACATCGAAGTTGACGCCGCCGCCTGCGCCCAGCGTGCTGCGCAAGCCGGTGCCGGCGCACGTCGGGCAGAGTTGCCAGCCATCCTTGGTCCGCACTTCCGGGCGCTGGCTGTCGTCGGCATCCAGCTGCATGACGCCCTCGGCCTTGGCGTCAGCCTCGCTGCAGTCGTTCAGCCGCTCGACGCGCACCGAAACGATCTCCATCAGGATCCGACTGGCCCAGCGCGGCATGTGGATCGAGGTGCGAGTTTTCCCGGTGCATTCGCTTTCCGGCGCGGCGCCGTCCGCTTCGTACCAGACCTGGTGCGGCTGCATGTCTCGCGGGGCCATATAGTCGGCGCGGCCTCCGTCGCCGGTCGAGCGCCACGTCTCGCGCACCCAAATGCGATCGCCTTGCTGGCCGTGCGGGCAGCTGAGGGTCTTGCCAGTGCGTGTGTGCCAGATAACCGCTTGCAGCGGGACTTTATTGCTGCCCGCCGTCCGCCCGCCGTTCTCGCCGCCGATAGTCGATGCCTGCCACTCGCCCAGCGCCGCCGGTGCCGGCGGCAGCTTGATAATCCGCCTGGTTTGCGTCTTGGCGTCAGCCAGGGTGGCGCGCACCATGGCGCCGTTCATAAGGATAGGGTGCTCTTTCATGCTTTTTCTCCAGCGGCCGGCGTGGCCGCAAACATATCGACGGTTTTGGTATCGCGCACCACCAGCGGCGGCAGCACGTCCAGGAATTCGCCGATGGTCAGGGTGTTGTCGCGCGGGCCGTACGGCATGCATTCGACGTCCCAGTGTCCCGGCAGATCATCTTCGGTCCGAATTTCTTGATCGGCCACCGCATCGATGGGCTGGTCTTTGATCTCGCCGAAGCTCAGCCCGAAACGGATCTCGGCTTCGCGCTCGCTGGTGGCCATAATGACTGCCGTGAGGGTGGCGCTGACGGTGTAAAGGCGGTTTATCATGTGGGGCCACTTTTCAGGAAGTCGCGTATCTGGATGGCCAGCGGATTGACGACTGTTTGCTCGCCGGCGGCCTTCAGGGCTTCCACATGGTCGTCGTGCGGCTTGACCGCCTCGGTGAGCAGTGCCCTCGCTGCGGCAAGTTTATTTTCCAACCCCTTGACGTAGGCGCTCATGCTGCGCGCGTTCCAGCCGCCAGCAAGATGCTCATCGGACAGGCCGTCGAGCGCATTCCAGCAGGCAACCAAGCGTTGCGCGTTGGCTTGATGGTCGAACCCTTCCATCGGCATTGCAGCAAAAACCTGTTGCTGAGCAGAGCCGTTCACATAGCTAATTAATGGGCCGCCGTGTGCGCAGGCAAATTTGCCGAGCGTCAGGATTCCTGCTGTCCGCGAGAGCGCGCTCATGCTGCCGCTCCCGCTACGGCCGCCACCGTATAGATGCCCTGCGTACCCTTGATCACGCCGGCGGCTGCCATCGCCTCGATCAGGCGCTGCGCTCGGTTGTAGCCAGTTTTCAAGGTGCGCTGCACCAGCGAGACTGAAGCGCGCTGCTGCGCGCGCACCACCTTGACGGCCTGCTCGTACAGCGGATCGCTCGCGCTGCCGTCGCCGGCCGGCACGGCTCCCGCCGCTTCGCCGTTCAGCTGCAGCACCGGGCGCTGCTGGCGCACAGGCTCATCGCCTGCCGCCGGCGCGCTCGGCTCCATGATCTCGACCGCCGCCACCAAGAAGAGCGGGGCCGACGATGATCCGCTGGGCAGTGCCTTGGCCAGGGCGAGGGCGGCCGCGATTGCGCCTTCGCCGGTCTGGCTCATTTGCTCGCGAACCTGCGCGATCACCGGCTGGATCGTTTCTTGGTACAGTTCGTTGAGCACATCACGATGGCGGGCGCGCACCTGGTACAGTTCGGCCGTCAGGCCGACGGCGCGCTCGGTCTTCGTCTGGCAGCCAGCAGCCGGGTGTGGCACCGGCGCCGGCGCATCCAGGCGCGCCTCACCGCCCAGGGCCTCGACCAGGTCGGCCAGCATCTTCGCCAGTTCGCCCGTCATCAGCGCCATGTCGCTGTCGAAGCGCTCGTCGTCGTTCCGCGTGGCGCTTTCCTTGATAATTTCCAGCGGCTTGATCGACTTGATGGCCAGGCTCTCGTCCAGCACGAAGCTGATCTTGTCGTTCCATGTCATGGCCAGGCGAGTGCACTGCTTGCCTGCAGCGATGTGGCGGCGGATATCGTCCGCTTCCAGCGTGTGGCGCTTGTACGCCACTTGGGCCTTGCTCTCGCCGGTGGCGCGCATGATCGCGTCCTGGTCGACCGTGAATCCGGCAGGGGATTCGTCAGCTTGCAGCCATTCCGTCATGGCGCCGACCGGCGAGCGCTGAACGCGCAGGCCTTCCAGCGGCAGTTTGTCGACGGATTTCAGCAGCAGCTTGACCACCTCGTCGGCCTTGGCCGGGCTGGCCGCATCGACCACCAGCCAGCCATTTACCGAGTCGATCCAGACGGCCGTGGTGCTGAGGATGGCGAAGGCGCGCGGCAGCAGCTCGTCGGTGACGCGCTCCTTCAATTCCTTCATGGCCTTCTTGCCGGGCGCGAAGCCTTGCGCTTCTTCCATTTCCAGCGCGCGGGCGGCGGCCACCTGGTTGATCACGGTCGACGGCAGTAGCTTCTTCTCGGTCTTTAGCTGGAGCAGGAACTGGCCGGCGACGGCGTGCACCAGCTGCTGGCCAGCGCCGCGTGGTGGGGCCCAGCCTTGGCTGACCATATCCATGCTGGTGGCGTCGGTGAACTTCTGTGGCGCCAGCGCTTCGGCGAGGGCGTCAGCCGTCATCGGCCAGTTTTGCGGCAGGCGATATGCCTGGATATTTTTGAAAAACATGGCGGTTCCTATTCTGAAAATACGACGTCGCGCGCGGCGCCGAAGGCATACAAAAATTCGATGAACTGCGCGGCTTCCTTCACATAGAAGTCGCTGGTCTGGACGCCCAGCTGCACAATGCGGCGGCCGTCGAAGCTCGGCGTCACGCGTCCGTCGTGGTGCAGTGGCGTGCCAGCCAGGCGCATTTCATCGGCAAACTCGTCCACCAGCAGCCGCTTCATGTCATCCGCATCCCATTTGCGCCCGATGTGCTCCACCTGCTTGGCGATCTCGCCGATCATGGCGTGGTACTTTTCTTCCTGGGCGCGCTTCTTCTTGGGCTCGGAGAACACCACCATCCAGCCGACTGGCGCAGTACCGGCGAATGCCGCTGCGCCCCGGCGCGCTTCGTCATGGGAGAGGAAAAACGTTTTCTTGGTCATGGCGGCGTCTCCAGCCGGATCGTCACCGCCTGGAAGAACAGCGCCGCCGCCGCGCGCGTCTCATCCAGCGTCAACCCCTTGACGGTGATGAATTCGCCGTTGGCCCGCTGGATGACGAAGCCAAGCGCGCCATCCTCGCCATCAAGCTGGCCGACCTCCACTACAGTGCCGGCGGCGATCATGCCGGCACCGCCTCGGACGCCAGCCGCTTGGCCGCGTCGTATTGCTCGATGCCCCAGGCCAGCGCGTAGCAGCACCAGACGAAACGGTGCGAGTAATCCTCGCTGTCTACCTCGTAAAAGTCGGGGAAAACGCGCTTCCCGTTCCAGTCGAAGTCCATCGCCGTGCGGTAGGCTGCGTCGGCGCCATCATCCGCGTGGTCTAGCACTTCGGATTGAAGCTCATCGCGCAGGCCGTGCCCGAGCTTTCCAGTCAGCCCCCGTTGCTCAATCCAGTCCATGACATTCGCCCTGAATTTTTCGGCCGAATATTTCCGGTAGCCGTCGCGATCTGTCGCCTGAAGCTTTTCGCCCCAGTACGAGAGGTTGACCGCCAATTTGGCGCCGTTGCGTTTTTTGTAGTCCCGATCAGTACGGAAGAACTCGAACATGTCGGTCAATCGCTGAAACACGTAGGTTCCCATGTCGCCGGTGTAGCAAAGGTAGCCCGGCCAGGTGATCAGGTCGAAGTGCATGCAGCTCGTGCCTGGCTTGGCGAACCGGATATGTCGGCTCACGCCGTCTTCGCGGATCACGGTCATCGTGTGTTCGGCGACGTCGCGAAGGAATTGCTCTTCGGGGGAGGTGGTGCTCATGCTTTTGCCGCCTTCAAAGCCGTCACGCGCTCCAGGTCATAGCAGCCGCTGATGCCATCGAGCCAGATCACCGCGCTGTGGCCGCTGAGCACCTGCGCCTCGCTGGTGGTAACCGTCTCGCGGATCTCGCCGCTGTCCAGCTCGACGCTGATGGCGGCGCCGACCTGGTGCGCAGCGTTGAACTTGTCGCATACGGCCTGGAGCCTGGTGGTCGCCTGTGCCTGGCGTTCGGCGCGCGTGGTCACGCTGCACCGCCCAGGTCGGCCACGTCGATCACGATGCCGCGGCAGTACGGCTCGCCGTCTTCCACGATTTCGAAGGTCGTGTGCGGCATGTCGGTGCGGTAAGTCCAGGTGTAGCCGTCCTCATCGCTCCAAAGCGCATCCACGGCGCGCACCTGCGGCGCCCGGGCGAAATAGTCCTTGAGCACTTCGTCGTCATGCTCGATATCCTCGCGGAACGGCAGCAGGCCTTTGGCATCGATCAGCGCTACAGTCGGCGCGCCGCGCTCGTCCTCCACGAAGCCACGGAATTCCATCAGGTCATCGCTGGCGCCGAAGATTACGATCAGGCCGGCGGCCTTGGCCTGCATTTCCTCTTCCTTCAGCATTTCCTTGCCGTATTCACGACCCGTCAGCAGGCCGGCCAACAATTCTTTGCTCAACTTGACCGGCGCAGCTTCGGCCAGGCTGGCCGGTTTGACGGCCGGCTGCGGCGCGGTGTGGTTGAACGCGGCCTGGTCGACCTTCGAATATGGGAACTGGTCAGCGCATTTCTTGATGCGCTGGATGAAAAACGAGCCATGCGACTCGGCGCCCAGGAATTCGGCGAACAGGTCGGCGCTGAAATTCTGGTAGTGGTAAATGTCGCTTTGGCCGGTCGACTTCTTCGGGTGGAACTGGATGGCCAGCAGGCCGAGCTCAGGCGCATGGCCGATGGCTGCAAACTGGCTTGACTCGACCTGGTGCATGACGATTTGAGGGGTGGCGCTCATGGAGATTCCCTTGTGGGTGGCGATGGTTTAAATGGCGTGCTTGATTTGTACGGCGCTGATGTGGCGGCAGATGGCCGCGCACATGCTCTTGAAATCACCTTCGTGGTACAGCTTCGCGGCCTTGTCCGTGGCCGCCGGCGAGAAGCCGATGGATTCCATGAATGTGGCGGTGACCGTGAAGCCGAGGCGGTCGCTGATCTGGCCAAGGCGCAGGGTAGGCGGCGTGTGCGCGCGCTGGAAGTTCGCCGCACCCTCCTGCTCATACAGGGCTTGCGCAGCCGGCGACAGCTCGGCGCCTTCTGGCGAGGCCTTGGCGGCGGCCAGTTCGTCAGCAGCGTCGGAGAGGCGGTTCTGCTCGATCAGGGCGGCGGCGCGGACGTCAGCTTCGACCTGTGCATCTGCGTCGGCGGTCGCGTTCGCGGCGGCCACGCTGGCGGTGCGTTCGTTGTCGGCGTCGACAGCAGCCTGGCGGTCACGCTCGGCGCGCGCAGCGGCTGCCTGCTCGTCGGCGAGGCGCTCGGCTTCGGCGGCGGCGCGATGACGGTCCGCTTCTTCGGAGTCGGCCTTGACTTTTGCGGCGGCGGCTTGCATGTCGAGCAGCTCCTGACGCTGGCGCGCAATCTCAGCCTGCTCTTTCCGATTCTTCTCGGCCTGGGCGTCGGCTTCCTGTTTCAGCTTGGCGGCGTCGGCTTCGCGCTGGCGCAGCGCCGCAGCCTCCTGTTCGGCGGCCAGCGCGGCCAGCCGGTCAACTTCAGCCTTATGTTCAGCGGCCACGCGCGCCGCGTCGGCTTGAGCTTGGCGCTGGCGTTCGGCGGCCGCTTCGCGCAGCTGGGCCAGCTCGGCGCGCTCGGCGGCGATGCGAGCGGCTTCTTCCTCGCTGGCGATGGCGGCGGCCTGGACGCCGGCCAGCTTGACCAGCACCTCGGCGCGAGCGGTGACTGCCGCGTCTTGCAGCTTGCCAAACGACTCGTCCGGGACATCAGCTTCCAGCGCCGCGATCATTTCCGCAATTACAGCGGCCGACTTCCCGACGGTTGCCAGCGGCAGTTCGCGGATAGTGACGATGCGCGAGCGCACCTTTTCCTCGCGCTCGGCCTCGGCCTTTTTCAGATCGTCCTTGCGCTTCTCTTCGGCCTTGATGGCCGCGTCGAACTTGGCTTCGTAAGGAATGACTGCGTTTTTCAAATCGGCGTACTTCGAGTCCAGCAACTTGCCGATGGTCAGGATGGGAGCTTTGCGCTCGACACGCGCTTTCTCGCCGGCCACTCGCACATCGTCGCGGAACGCGGCACGGTACTTGATACAGATTTCCATGCCCGCTGGCGTGCTGGCGTCCGGTGTGATCGTGTCGGCCTCGGCCCTTAAGATGGCGAACATGTCGTTATATGGCTTGAAAACCTCGGCGACGTACGCGACCGGGTCCAGGGTGATCAGTTGGCTGCCGGCAGCCGCCGCGATTGCTTGGGCGGTGGTGGCGCCAACTGCTGCGATTTCGTTAGGTTGATTGTTCATGCTGCTTCCTTCATCCGTAATAGTTTTTCGTTATGGGAAACCAATTTTTCAAACTCGGTCAGCTCCTCAACCATCTGATCGATGTATTCGTCGTCGCGCTGGAAGGTGCGCATCCACAAGTGTTTGTCGATGATCTCCAGGGCAGGGCAGTACAGGCAGAAGTCCCACCAATTGCGCGCCGTGATCCACATGCAGCCCTGCACCTGGTCCATGAACTCGCTGGCGTCGTTCTCGATGTAGATGCGCTGCAGGCGCTCCGGCGAGATCAGGCATTTGTATTCACTGCCGCCGTCGCTGCCGATCAGCCCGTCAGCACTGGCGCCGAACAGTCGGTCGCCGGTCAGTACGAAGCCTGCGCGCTCCACCATGTGACCGCTGGCGATCTCGTGCTCGCGGCGTGCCGCCGGTTCCAACTCGTGGCCGCGCCGCATGGCGTACGTCTCGAAGCTCTCGTCCAATGGCTTGCCGCTGATTCGCTCAATGGCCAGACGGAAGGCATAGGCCTTGGCCGCTTCCGAGAAGTCGCCGACCGGCAGCCCTTCGATGGCGCGCTGAACGGATTCAGCCTTCGGCGTAGCGCGGTAGCCCGCGATTTCGCGGGCATAGCCTTCGCTGTATCCCTGCCGGATGGCGTCGACGTAGACCTGTTGCTTCTCGTCCAGGCCGCCGGTGCGCGAGCGTGCGACCACGAACATGCTGGCGGTGATCACGCCGGCGCGCGCCTGATGCCATGAATCGCTGCCTTGTTCGCAGTTGAGGACGATCATTGCGCTGCCTTGACTGCCTCGGCGCGGGCCTTCAGCTTCGGATATTCGGCGGCGAGGCCGTCTTGCGTTGCTGGCGACAGCCGGCCCCAGCTTTCGTTGAAGATATCCAGACCCTCGTCGGCCAGTGCGCTGAAATCGGCAAGGATCGCCTGCATGTGCTCGGACAGTGGCTTGGCGGCGCCGGCGGCCGGCTCCGCGTCGACGGTGCGCGCCCGGTCGGCGGCCGTGGCGTCAGCCTTCCAGCCGTCGTGATAGGCGGCCAGCGCCTTACGGTTCGGCGCGCCGGCTTTGCTCCAGAACTCCTGATAGGCGGCGACGCCCCGGGCGGCGGCTGCTTTGGCTTCTTGAATCAGGCCCGGCGAGGCTTCGGGCGCCGCCGGCGCACTGGCGACCTGCTCGCCAGTTGGTGTGATGTCGCGCATTTCGCGATTCACTTCTTCCAGCTCGTCGGGGGTATAGACGCCGAGAATCACGTCCGGCGCATACAGGCGGGTCCAGCGCTTGACTGCGAGGTAGGCCAGTTGTTGTTTAGGATCAGTGGCCCACAGCGGCGAATTGCGTACGCTGGCCTGCACCAGCAGCAGTTCAAGCACGCGCGGCTCGGTTTCACCCTTCAGCGTGCATGACACGCGTACGCCCAAGCCGTCCTCGTCCTGCATGCCGTAGTCCGGCACTCGGAACTGGTATTCCTTCTTGTCGCCTTTGGCGGGCATGGTGATGACCTTCGTCTTGCCAATGATCTTTTCCCAGGGCCCATACCATTCGTAGTTGAAGCGGTCCAGCGTAACGCCACTCGACTGGATCACGGCATTGACCAGCTGCGCCTCGTAACCGAGCGTACCGTTGACCAGGTGCGTTTTCTGCGCCACCGCGAATGGGTTCATGCGCCACTGGATGGCCTGCATCACCACAGCCGCACAGTCGGCAGCATTGCCGCGCAGGTGTTCCGGGACGGTGGCGCGGCCCTTGGCCATGATGTCGGCCAGGCGCATCATGCTATCCATGCTTGCGCTGTCGAGGATCAGCGAGGCGCTGCTGGTGGCCACGACGGGCATGTCGCCCTGTTCGTATTGCGTGGCCTGCATGGCGGTGCGGCTTTCTTGCGTAACTGCGTTCATGACGTTTTCCTTGTAAGTTTTGTAATTTCCGCCTTCAACAGCGCCAGGCGGACGGCGTGACCAATGGCGTGGCCGGCGCGCCAGTTGCGAAAGACCTGGCCTACTGCACGCATTGCGACTCCCGGTGGGCGTGGCCCAGGCGCCGCACGCGCGCTGCTGATGCGTCAAGGTCGATCAGCGCTTCGATCTGCTCGGTCAGCAGTTCCTTGCGGATTTTTTCGAGGCCGGCCAGCTCGCGGCGCACGCCGACTAGGTACATTTCGTTCATGCGGTGCTGGTGCTGCGCCTGGTAGAAGCGGTGGGCGGCGAGCAGGCGGCGGAGCAGGGCGCTCACGGCGACACCAGCACGGTGATGCTCATCGGCTCGTCTTCCGGCAGCGCGGCGAGGGCGGCGTCAGGGCTGCCGGTGCCGGCGTAGGTGCGCTGGCTGCCGTTGGCGGTGCAGGTGGTGATGACGTAGCTCACGATGCGCTCCGTTCGCGGCAGGTCAGCACCAAGCGAACACCGTTGCGCTTGGCCGTGGCCTGCACGCCGTAACAGGCGCCGCACGGAATTTGCTCGGTCGCGTCCAGGCAGCCGCTGTTCAGCGCTGATTCGATGCCAGCATCCTGATGGGCAAAGGCAAGGGCGGCAGACACGGCGAGGCGGGACTGGCGGCCGGCGGTAGTGTGGTTGGTGGTGCTCAAATTTCTCTCCTTAATCCGTTCCGTCAAACTGACACCCAAAAACTTCCCTGCTCTCGCGCACCCACACGGCGGCAACCGCTTTTTCCTTTTCGCGCTTCTCCAGCCACTCCAAGTACTGATGGCTTTGGTTTTTCATAAGCTTGAAAAACGGGCGCTTCCGCTGCACGATCCACTCCGACACAATCACTTGATGCGCGACTATTCGGCGGATTTGTGAACGCGGCAGCCATACCTCCGTGACCCCGTTGAATACTTTCACCGCTCTACTGCGGTGCTCAACAGGTTCGGCCGTGAGCGAGTAGTCGCCCCCGACAAGTGGCAACGCGTAAATTGGATAGACCTCGCGCGGCAGCTTCTCGGGCTCAGCATCAGCGCAGTCGCGCAGCATGCGATTCACTTCGTCGGCGAAAAGATCGCCGGGCGTTCCGCGAGTTTTTGTCAACATCGACATCTCATCCCCTCTTCGAATCGTTGTTGTCTGGCGCCCCTGCCGAGAATCGAACTCGGCCAGTTCCGGCCCTTGCTGTCCGGCCCTGAACCACTCCGGGGCTTTCGTTCGGCTTTATCCATGTCCGACATGGGCCTGTGCGCACTCAGGCTGGCGTGTGGCGGCCGGCGCTGATCTCCGGCTTGTTTTTGAGCTGGCACCCAGCCAACTCTCTTGTGCGCGGGTTCGAACCGCGTTTCTTCCTGTCTGCCAGGCGTGCTGCCGGATACACTTTCACAAGTTGCGCATCAGCCTGCGCTTTCACCACACAGAGTCGGGCTTGGCTTTCCCAAGCGGCATCAGGCGTAGTTCCTGAAATTTGCGTTGGCCAGGCCGCGCTGCACGCAAATAATCGAATCCTTTTCAGGTCGGCGGCGTCACCGACTCTGTGTGGTTCCTGCGCTCGCCTGGCGCAGGTCAGGGGCCATGCTGGGCTCCAGGGGAATTTATGCGGCCTTCCGGGCCTGTCCCGCCATGACTGCGGCGGCGGGCAGCCGCTAAACCTTCGCCAACTCCGCAATCCAGTTCAATTCCTTGCCGTAAAACGTCCCGCTGCACGCGGCCATGCGGGCGTCCGCTCGGACCAGCTCATGCGCGCGGTTTGCGCTGCTGGCCCAGGCGCTGCCGCGAAACGTGCCGTCTTCGAAGTCGATGCGCACGTCGTATTTGCGGACGGTTGCGCGCGCCGGCGGCGCCGTGAACAAGCCGGGCAGGGCGTCCCGTGCGCTCATACCGCTTCCATCCGCCAAGGGCCGGTGTAGTTCCGGTAGGCTTCGGCGCGCATCGCGTCGGCAGCGCCGCACTCCAAGTAGCGCAACTGACCACGCGGGAGGGTAGCGCCGAACGAGTTGCAGATTTCCAGGCGGCGCGGGCAGCCGATGCTGGCGACCAGGCCGGCGCAATGGCCATCGTTGGTGGTCTTGGTGGCGACGATGCTTGAGGTGGTTTTCATGGCGATCAGCCGCGCGCTGGGATGACGATTGCCGGGATCACTTCGCCGTGGGCGATAAGGACCGCTGCGAGTGCTGCGAGTTCGGCGGGGCTCATGCTGCGCTCCGGGCTGCATCACGTTTTGCGACGAAAGCACCGAACGCGCGGCCATCGGCCACAGCCTGGTCGTACACAGCGCGGCTGATGCGGTTTTCCACGAAGATGCGCGTGCATGTCCTGATGTCGCCTTTGGCGGCATTGGCCTTGATCAGTGCGATTGCTTGGGTGCGGGACATGTCGTACTCCTGTGGTTGCTTTCGATGGAGTGAACTATAGCAATTTGCTTTTAGCATAGCAAGAGCAATTTGCTTTTATTTTCTTCTTTTCATGTAAAATGTTTTCGTCGCCAGAGGTTTGGGCGACCGGATGCCCGGACAAAATCACGTCGGGCAGCGCACGTCCAGATAGATGGAGCCAGCGAACGCTACGCAGTACCTAGGGTATTAACGCGAAACGGGCGTAGTGGAAGTGCCGCAAGAAGGACGACAGGCGGCGACGATGGGTGATAGTGGGGAGAGTCGAGTCGGGGGCCGCAAGCGGTCAAAGTCTCCCCTATGCGCAGTGTCCGAAGTCGAAGAGGGGCATTCAGCGTTCTCACGGAGCCAGGCTTTACCGCCTGGCTACTGGGAGAGTGCTGCTCAGGAACCAAGCCTCCAAGGGCATAGGCTTCAAAACGGAAGCTTTAGAACTTGGAAAAGCGAAATCAAAAGTTTACTTCAAGAGTAAAAAGAATGCCTTTTGAGTGGCTGCAGAAGGAATAATAAGTGTGAAAATAAATTCGACCCAACCGGGTGAGGAAAATATGGAATTATGCGCAGAAGATTTTAGCGTTACAGGGCGCGAGAAAATAACGGCCCACTTGCAAAGGATGACGGATACCGGGCCGCGTGCCGGGTATGCAAAAATATCGATTTACTATCGGATACCCAACTTTGGCACTGGTCCGATGGAGAGTGCCAGCTCAGCAGTGGGCGCAGCAGGCAGCAAATCTGCCGCCTCACCCGTCGCACCATCAGGGCGCGCGGCTAGGGGGCACCGGACCTGCCATTGCAGCAACCCCGATTGTTATGCAAACGGCTGTCGAATTGTGAGGCTCGTAACTCTATGATACCGGTATATTTACATGTGTAACGGTATCAGTGGTTTCTATTTTTATGTCTCTAATTGCACTAATTATTCCCAAATCTAGGGCAGTATGCGGCGAAATAAACTTCTCCGTACTATTATCGAAATATTTCTCCGATAATTCGCTAGTCCATTTAGTTAATGCTTCAAATGGGTATGCAATCAATTCAGTATTTTCTGATTTTTCTCCCTTTCTTGGTCCGGTACTATACGTCGCTGCATGCAATGAAAATGTCGAGACATTTGCTGCGATCCTGGTGGTACCTGCCATAAACATGGTTGCGGCAATAGAGCCGCATACCCCACTTACATAAGTAGTGATTGCAATCGGCTGCATCAGCAGAAAATTATATATGCCCAGCCCTGACGCTACATCGCCACCGTGGCTGGAAATGCAAATTGTTAGATTTTTAACCCCATTATTTACGGCAGCAGTTACGAGATGTCTCAGATTTGCAGTGCCAGCGTGAGATACGTCACCGTGATAAAAAATGAATTCAGTCATGCCTGCCTTCGTTGATAATTTATTTTTTAGAATTTGGGACTGCATTGGGGTGCTTATTATCCAGCAACACACCCACCGCCGGCGAGGTGGTGCGATTGTCTGTTGTTGAAGTTCTTATGCTACTAATTCTGAATTGACGATACGATGCCGTTTTCAAAATAAATGTAGTTGCCGCCGCCGTAAACCCATTGTTCATGAGTGCCGTATGATCCAGTGCTGCGATTGATACTCTCCGGCCCACCCCAGTTGGATGCGCGAACCTGCTTTGCGGTCATTCCAATGCTAACTCCGCCGCGTGCTTTCCAAGCGGCAGCAGCATTTGCCGCCTTGGTTTTAGCCTTTTTTTCCGCAATGCGTAATTCTTCTGGCGATACCGGGAGGATGTATTCAACAAAATTGTGCTTGGCCCTCCCAATCTCATATAGATCATCAAAAAGAGCATATTTTTTCGGGTTGCTATCGAATAATATACCCTCTGCTAAATATGCAATTTTTCCATCGGGGAAATTTATCTTAACGTAATTTCGATATCTGTTAGTTGTGAAACCAATAACTGAAAAGCTGGTCGCCTCAGTCACCACGAACTTTTCACTGCCAATAGAGCCATCTTCCTCAGCGCTAATAAATTCCTTTCGTCTAATTGCAGAAGCATTCGGCTCGATCCAAAACGTCACGCCTGCCATTTTTTCACGCGCCGCCAACAGAGTTGATTGTTTAATATCCTCTGCCGAGGCGGCATTCTGTGTCAATGATGCGTATTGCGCATGGGCGGGGAGGCCTGCAAGGGCGACTAGCGCCAAGACTAAGCTTTTCATGATCATTCTAGTAGTGAATTAGAGGCGGTCTTTGAAGTTGCGCGCTTCAAACCGAACGATACGCCCGACAATAATGCATGCGCCGCCTTTGCATAGTCGGCGTGGATGGGTGGCATTTTCAGACGTCATGTACCATTCATTTCCCTCGTAACGCAGGCGCTTTACCACTGGCTCGCCATTAAAGTTAATGGCGTATACGCCCCCGCTCACTTTCTTTGTATCGGCGATATTGACGACGGCGATGTCGCCTTGGTAGAGCAGCGGCTGCATACTGTCGCCGCGAACCTTTATGGCCATTAGGCAGTGCGGTACATAGTCCCCATCGTTGATCCAGAGAGTAGGGACATCCAGTGTTCCGCCATCATCAAAGTCTTGCTGTACTTCAAATCCCATAATGCCAGCCTGCAGATGCATAGTCACCAGCTTGATGGGCGTCATGTCAGCTGTCGGCTCCCCAACCCGGACGCGGCTTACTCCAGCCATAAAGGGCATGGCAGCCAGGCCATCTACAGGGTCGCCATGATCTTCGGGCAAATCAGTCTCCGGCGCCAGGCCATGATCCGCATCCATCCAGCCCTCGGGCTTTCCACAGCCAGCCTCAAGTTTTCGGGCCAGCTTGTCGCCCACGCCACGAGCGGTTCCGGTGGATGACTTTGCGCTGTTCAGTATTTGACTGAGGTACATAGGCGCCGTGGATGCGCGTTGCGCCACTGCGTCCGCCGTCTTGAATTCCTTGACGAGCGCGCGGAGATTTTCGATGCGGATTTCTTTAGATGTAGCCATAGAGTCATTTAATAGCAAAACGCTTTGCATAGGAATATGCAAATTGCTATTGCAAGAGTAAAAGCAAATTGCTATAGTGAGGTTATGAAACTCATCGAATACGTCAAAAGTCACGGTTCGCAACGTGGCCTCGCCGACAAGATCGGCATTACCCCGGTGCTCATCAGCCAATGGGCGAACGAATTACGGCCCGTGCCACCAGAGCGTTGCGTCGAAATCGAGCGAGCTACGGATGCCCAGGTTACGCGCAAGGACTTGCGCCCCAAGGACTGGCACAAGATCTGGCCGGAGCTGGCCAATGCGCCGGCGCCGCGCCGCGCCACTGATCCTGTTCCAGCGCCAGGCCACGCCGGCCGCCAGCCGCCCACGACGAACGGCATCCTCGACACCGTGCCAGACCGTGCTGCTGTTGGCATCGACGCGAGAGCAATTCCATGATCCGCCTGATCCCCATTTCTCCGCCGCGCCCGGCGGATGACTTCGTGCGCATCCCGCTGCTCGAACTGCACCAACTGCCGCCAGGTGTGCCGTTCGATGAATGCCTGAAAGCGCTCGAAGAAGACCGGCCGCCGTAACGCGCGCCGAGCGTCGCCCTGCAATTTCGCTGTACCCAAACCCTGTAACACCGACCACCAGGAGAAACCATGAAGTTGAAACAAAAACGCACCGCGCTCGTCAAGAGTTACATCACGGAAGAGAACAAGGATGCCCTGCAAGCCGCCTGCGCGGCCAAGGGCAAGTCGATCAGCGACGTGCTGAACGAATGCACCATCGTGATCATCCGTGACCACCACGACACCCGGCCGAAACGAAATGATACGCCGCCGTTCTCGGGCGGGAATAGACCCAAATCGCGGGAAAAGCTGGGCCCACTCCAGGCGCAGCGTCCCAGCTTCGGCGTCGTCCCGCGCGTCGTTCGGATGCGGGTTTAACGGCATGGAGGCGGCTATTGAATAAACAACCCGAGGTCACGGCCGAGGAAAAAGAGCTCGTTTTCCAGCGCTCCATGATTTACCGCCAGGCAGAGAAAGACCTACAGGGCGCGAAGGACGGGGAGGGCGAGAGCGCGGCGAAGGCCGCACACAAGGAAGCGCGCCAGAAATGGCGCGATGCCACAGACAGGGTGGCGCGGAAATTTGAAGTGCCGCGCCGCGAGCCGCCGTAACTGGGCCTGCACCCGACAACTACAGCATCACACGGCCGCTTGGCGGCCGATTTATCCACCATCAATCAGGAGCATGACATGTCGCAAACCCCCCATCCATTCCCAGAGCCAGGCGCTGGGCAACGCCGCCGGCAACTGCCAGCTGCTCGACGCCGTGATGGCGAAGTTGGGCCTCAAGAATGATGCGGCGCTGTCGCGCGCGCTCGAAGTGGCGCCGCCAGTCATCAGCAAGATCCGCCATGGCCGCCTGCCGGTAGGCGCCACGCTGCTGATCCGCATGCACGAAGTGACCGATATCGCAATCCGCGAATTGAAGGCGATCGCCACGCCGGCCGCGCCAGAGGTGGCGGTTTGACCTGGAAGACCATGCAGCCGGATGGTGGCGCGCTGGCGCAGGCCGGGCAGGGCGCGCAGCAGCACGACCTGGTCGAGCCGAATCCGGATTACGTCCGGCCACACGATCCGGACCCTGGCCATGTTCGCGCGCGGGCGCACTACAGCGCAATGCTGGCCGAGTTGCTGGCCGACCAATAAAAAAGCCCGCTGGCAGGCGGGCTTCCTTGAAACATCAAAATTCGCGAAAGAATTTATGACACCGATTGTACAACACAAAGGCATCACCATCGCCGATACCATCATCGCGGTGGACAGCGTGGGGCGTTTTTGCCTCAACGATCTGCACAAAGCCGCCGGCGCCGAGAGTCGGCATCAGCCCGCGTTCTTCTTCCGCCGTTCGGAAACCCAAGACCTGGAGGCGGAATTAAACTCTGCGCCGGAGCAGAGTTTCACGACCGTGACCACGCCGGGCCGCAACGGCGGCACCTACGTATGCAAGGAGCTGGTCTACGCTTATGCCATGTGGATCAGCGCAAAGTTCCACCTGCAGGTGATCCGGACCTTCGATGCTTTGGTCGCTACCCCGGCGCCGGCCGCCGCACCGAAGCCCAGCGCAATCTCGCCCGCCAAGGAATTCCGCGCCATCTTCGGCATCGCGCGCCTGATCGGCCTGGACAAGAATGCCGCGGCGATCAGCGCGAACCAAGGCACGGCGGCGCTGACCGGCGTCAACATGCTGCAGCTGATGGAGCGCACGCACCTGGCCACGCCCGAACAAGATATTTGCTTCACGCCCACGGAAATGGGCCGCCGCTTTGTCAAAAGCGCCAAGGACTTCAACCAGCTGCTGGCCCAGGCAGGCCTGCAAGAGCAGATTGCCGGCCACTGGGTACCGACGGCGAAAGGGCGCGCTCATGCTGTGGTGTTCGACACGGGCAAGGCGCACGGCAGCGGCGCACCGATCCAGCAGGTGAAATGGCGCGACTCGGTGCTGGGCGAGGTGGCCTTGTGAATAGCCGACCAACTTATTCGGCGCGCCAGCGCGCACTGATTGCCCTCACGGCGGTGCATCCATGACCGCCCCAGCTATGCGCACTCGCTGCACCAGCATGACCGAGCAGCGCACTGCCAACCTCAAAAGCCTGGTCGCAGAACTGGCCGCCCGCGAAATGCAGGCCGACGATATCTGCGCCTATCTCAAAATGTCGCCATCCGGCGCACGCAAATACATCGCTGACCTGCGCGCTGCTGGCGTGGCGGTGCTGGCGCGCTACGCTGACGGCACAGCGACCTACTTGGGCAAGGCCTGCTACCGCCTGGTGAGCGACCCGCTGCTCGTGAGCGAGTTCCTGGGTCAGATCGAGCAAGACAAGCACCAGCCGCGCATCCCGGCTCCACCAGTGCGCGCGCTGCCTGTGCTGCCTGGCCGCAGTTTCCATATCATGGCAGACGATACCCATTTCGCAGTCCGCATCAACCGCTACCCGGCGATGCGCGATCCGCTGGTGGCCGCGCTGTTCGGGCCGGCTGGCGAGGTGCACCCATGAAGCGCGACCTCTTCACCTTGTCGCTCGATCTTGGTAGCGAATTGATAATAGATAATTTTGCCGGTGGTGGCGGAACCAGCACCGGTCTGGAGCAGGCGTTCGGCCGCCCGGTCGATATCGCCATCAACCACGATCCCGAGGCGCTGGCTATGCACGCGGCAAACCACCCGCACACTACGCACCTGTGCGAGAGCGTGTGGGACGTCGACCCGATCAAGGTCACAAACAACCGGCCGGTGGGCCTGGTCTGGCTGTCGCCCGACTGCAAGCATTTCAGCAAGGCCAAGGGCGGCAAGCCGGTCGAGAAGAAGATTCGCGGTCTGGCCTGGGTGACGTTGCGCTGGGCGGCGAAGTGCAAGCCGCGCGTGATCATGCTGGAGAACGTCGAGGAATTCAAAACGTGGGGTCCGCTGCTGATCGCCGCCGACGGCAGCGCGAAGCCTGACCCGGAGAAGAAGGGCAAGACCTTCGACAGCTTCATTCGCCAGCTGCGCGCGCACGGCTACACCGTCGACTACCGCGAAATGCGCGGCTGCGACCATGACACGCCAACCATCCGCAAGCGTTTCTTCCTGGTGGCGCGCCGCGACGGCATTACCATCAAGTGGCCGGAGCCAACTCATGGCGCGCCGGACAGCATCGGGGTGCGCGCCGGCAAGCTGAGGCCGTACAGAACGGCGGCCGAGTGCATCGATTTCAGCCTGCCATGCCCGTCGATCTTCGAGCGCGACCGGCCGCTGGCGCCGGCCACACTGCGCCGCATCGCCAAGGGGATTATGCGGTATGTGGTCGACGCGGCGGATCCGTTCATCGTTGGCCAGGGCGGCCCGGTGTACGGCGGCAAGCCTGTGTCGGCAAACCAGCCCTTCGGCACGCTGACCACTGAAAACCATCGTGCTGTCGTGCTGCCGACCATCGTCCCGGTCACGCACCAAGGTGGCGATCGCACGGAATCGATCGACGAGCCATTCCGCACCATCACCGGCGCGCACCGCGGTGAGAAGGCGCTGGGCGTGGCCACGCTGGTGCAGGTTGGATATGGCGAGCGCGAGGGCCAGGCTCCGCGCGCGCTTAACATCGAGAAGCCGCTGGGCACCGTTGTCGGCGAAAGCAAACACGCGCTGGTATCTGCTGCACTGATCCATGCCGGCGTAAAACGCTGGTTCGACAAGGAAAAGCTGCCGGTCGAAGTAGATATTGCGCCTTTCGTCATGACCAATACCACTGGCCACCCCGGCGCCGGCGTCGACATGCCGGTACCGACGATCACCGCTGCCGGCAACCAAGCACTGGTTTCCGCCGTGCTGATCGACGCCGCGCACGGCGAAGTATCGCCAAGCGGCGTGAAGCGCTGGGGCACCGGTGCGCACCACGTCGAGGCTCCGCTGGGCACTGTGACGGCCAGCGGCAACAAAGCGGTGGCCACCGCATTCCTGGCCAAGCATTACACGGGCGTGGTCGGCTCCGACCTGGCCGACCCTATCGGCACGGTCACTGCATGCGACCACCACAGTCTGGTGACGGCTTTCTTGACCGAGCACGCCAATGCGAGCACACAGCGTGTGATGCCGGTCGACGCGCCGCTGCGCACGATCTGCGCCCAGGTCAAGGGCGGGCATTTCTCGATGGTGTCGGCGCACATCACGAAGTTCCGCACCGGCGCCACCGGCAGCGCCCTCGATGAGCCAATACACACGGTCACGGCCGGTGGACCGCACGCCCGGCCCGGTACCGGCAATGCCATGGGCATCGTCACAGCACACATCCAGCGCGACATGGGCGCCAGCGTCGGCCACGCCTCTGATGCGCCGCTTGGCACGGTCACAGCCGGCGGTGGCGGCAAGTCGGCGCTGATCACCAGCAACATGATCAAACTGCGCGGCACCAGCACGGCAGCCGGTACCGACGAGCCGCTGGGCACGGTCAGCGCCGGTGGCCAGCACCACGCCGAGGTGCGCTCATTCCTGCTGGCCTACTACGGCGCCAGCGAGACGCACAGCCTTACCGATCCGCTCAATACGGTCACGAGCCGCGACCGCTTCGGCCTGGTCACGATCCAGGGTCAGGATTATCAGATTGTGGATATCGGCCTGCGCATGCTGCAGCCGCGTGAGTTGTTCCGCGCCCAGGGCTTCCCCGACGATTACATCATTGGCGACGATCCGACACAAGGCCTGAAACTGACGAAGTCGGCCCAAGTACGCATGTGCGGCAATTCAGTCTGCCCGCCCATGGCCAAGGCACTGATCCTCGCCAACTTCGCGCATGAGCGCGAGATTGCGAGGGTTGCGTGAATTACTTAAGGCCCAGCCATGAAAGACCTATAAGAATAACGCCGGCTAAGACGGCAGTTACCGTCCCAATCCCAATTTCTTTATACCAAGGCTTCCCAGTTCCAGCTGTAAAAGCATGCAAAGAAATGTTCTCGCGAACATCAAGATCCTGTACGTCTTCAGCATCAAGAATTTTCTTTCCGTTGGTTATATTCCCAGTCACCGTGGCCTTGCCTATACCTCTGATCCTTATTGCGGACGGCTCTTCCTGTTCCTGCATGGAAATCTCCTTATCAAAGGCACATCATATCATGATCGCCAATCCCGCTCAGACCACACGCCACCACTTGGCGAACCAGGCCGCGCCCGACTTTTCCCTGATCCGCAAGATCTGCGCCTGCGGCAATGCCAGCACCGCCAAACAACTATCCCAGCACGGCAAATGCGCCGCCTGCGCGCTGGCCGCCATCCGCGACGCAATCATGCCTGGCGACTTCGCCAAGCTCCAGCACATGCTGGGCGCCGTGAAGCAATACCCGAAATCGAAGTGGGGCTGGCGTAACTACTATGCCGCCGGCGGCGGACAGACGCACGAGGCCATGCAGCGCCTGGTGGTCGCCGGCCTGGCCACGGCCGGCCGTGCTGCCAACGAAATGACGTACTTCCACGCCACCCGCTTGGGTTGCAAGGCGGCTGGCCTCGATGGCGCTGGCATCAAGCGCGCGATGGAGGATGAATCGTGACCATTAAAATTTCGACCGCAACTGTATTCCACGGCGGCCGGCGCCGCTGGCTATCTCTGGCTGCCGCGTGCAATGCCGAGGCTGCCGCCATCTTGAGCAGGTTTTGCGACTGCTCGCCCGGCAACGGGCGTGACGTCGCCCCGGAAACTTGCACCATGCATCAGGATGCCGATCGATATCACCGGGTTCGCGCCAAGCTGGCGGCCCGGGCGCGCCGGCGCGCTGTGGCGTCGCCTGCCGACTTGCCTGCACCCGAACAGCGCGCGCTGGCCGCCTGTCGGGAGTTGGTAGCCGCAGCCGGCGAGGTCAAGCGCATCAGCAAGGTCATCGGCGACAGCCTGAGCGCATGCCCGATGATGAAAGACCCTGTTGAATTCAACGACAGAGGGCCAGCTACACATCTGTCGCAGGCCTACGCCTCCGAAAACGTCGAGAACGACAGCGGCCATGGCATGCACAAGGAATGGATGGAGCCGAGCGACGCGCTGGAAATCATTAGCGCATGCCCGCATTGCCTCGCCGCCCACAACGCAATTCAAGAGCGCAAGGTCGCGCGCCGCCGGCTGGGCGCGGCGCGCCGTGTTGTGACGATGATCGGAAAGTCAACATGAGCCAAGCAGATATTTTCTTAGCCGGCACCCAGCGCCTGCAAATGACCGACTATCACAACGCATCAGTTTTCAGTGATTGCACCGTGTTCAAGCAAAAACTTTACAAGTTCGCGTGCCGCGTCACTCAATCCTTCATGGGCGAATGCGAGCCTATTGGTGACTGCTTTGTCAGCGTCGGAAGTATGCAGGATAACACCCCGCGTTACAGCTTCGTCGAGCACTCTAATCATCGGGATACTGCCAAGCAAATTGCTAGAAGCTACCATGAGATTTGTTGCTATATCACGTTCGGCAACCACAAGCGGCGCTACGTCTGCGCTAGTCCAACTACCGATAGACTCAAGCGCTTTAGCGCATTGGTTATAGTCCGGCAGATTAAAATCCCCAGGCTCAACATCCAAAGTATTCATAATACTTTTCAACGTTGCCTGTATGAATCTGAGACGGAAGGACCATTCGATTGCCATAACGATTGCAAGAGAGAGTTGCTCCTTGCGGCGACGTCTAGACTCAACCGTTGCAAGCCAAATGGTTCCTATAAGGGTGCACACGGTCCCAATCGCACCAACCCAGTACGCCCACTCGGCCACGCCCATTTTGCACCAGGGAATGCCGTTATATCCGGCCATGCCAATGGCGGCGGCGATAACCATGACTGCCCACTTATCGTACCAAGCCATTCCGCCTCCAATTTAAGTTGGCGGAATGGTAACACGTTGAGTATTGGCGGTGGGAAATGAAACGCTCATCCATTAAACCGGGCGCCGGCCTGAAACGAACGGCCTTCGCGCGCGGCGAGCGCATCGAGGAGCGCGAAGTGTCAAAACTCAAGCGCGCCTCACCCATGTCCAGCACCGGCATACTCTCCGTGCAGGTACACCAGCGCACGGCGCCGAAGCGCAAGGCCGGCTTGAAGTCGAAGGAGCGCACCGTCACGGCCGCCGAAAAGCTGCTGTGGTCCCGCCTGGCCGCGCTGGGCTGCGTCGCCTGCAAGAAAGACGGCAATTTCAATACGCACGTCAGCATCCATCACGTCGACGGCCGCACGAAGCCTGGCTGCCACCAGCTCGTGCTGCCGCTTTGCGCCGGTCACCACCAGGACGGCACCGGCGAAGATAAAACCCTGATTGCGGTTCATCCATGGAAGGCCCGCTTCGAAACGCGCTACGGCACGCAGGCCGAGCTGATGGATGAGTGCGCGCAACTCTTATTTGAACAGCGGGACGCTGCAGCAGCGCCTGTCACCACACCACCTACATTGGAACACCCATGAGCGCATTTAGCCCGCAAGAGCAAAAACACCTGAAAGAAGCCGCGTACAGCGAATTCCTGCGCGCCAAGATCAAGCTGGCGCAGCGCAAGGGTTTCGACGTGCCGCTGGCTGATATCCACCCCGGCCTCAAGCCGCACACCCGCGACATCGTGCGCTGGGCCTTGGCCGGCGGCCAGCGCGCCATCTTCGCCTCGTTCGGCCTGCACAAGACCAGCACCAACCTGGAAGTGATGCGCCAGATCGGCATCCACCGGCCAGGCCTGCGCCTGATCGTGCTGCCGCTGGGCGTGCGCCAGGAGTTCATCCGCGAGGCCGCCAAGCGATTCACCGGCGAGTACGAGGTGCAAGTGCGCTTCATCCGCACGGATGCCGAGATCGACGGCCAGGACGTCGTCTACCTGACGAACTACGAATCGGTGCGCGAAGGCAAGATCGACGTGCGCAAGTTCCGCGCCGTCGGCCTGGACGAGGCCAGCGTGCTGCGCAGCTACGGCAGCAAGACCTATCAGGAGTTCCTGCCGCTATTCGAGCAGGTCGAGTTCAAGTTCGTCTACACGGCCACGCCTTCGCCGAACCGTTTCAAGGAACTGATCCACTATGCCGGCTTCCTGGGTGTGATGGACACCGGCCAGGCCCTGACGCGCTTCTTCCAGCGTGACAGCGAGAAGGCCGGCAACCTGACGCTGTACCCGCACAAGGAACAGGAATTCTGGCTCTGGGTGGCCAGCTGGGCCGTTTTCATCCAGCGCCCCAGCGACCTAGGCCATTCGGACGAAGGCTACGACCTGCCAGCGCTCGATGTGCGCTTTCACGAGGTGCCGAGCAATTACAGCACGGCCGGCGCCGAGAAGAACGGCCAGGGCCTGCTGATCCCGAACGTGGCCATGGGCCTGTCGGCCGCCGCCGGCGAGAAGCGCGACAGCATGACCGCGCGCGTCGCCAAGGTGGCCGAGATCATGGCTGCGGATCCTGATGATCACTTCCTGATCTGGCACGACCTGGAGGATGAGCGCCACGCCATCCAGGCGGCCGTGCCCGGCGTGGTCAGCGTGTGGGGTACGCAGGACCTGGACCAGCGCGAGCAGCGCATCGCCGACTTCAGTGACGGCAAGATCAAGGATCTGTCGACCAAGCCGATCATCGCCGGTAGCGGCTGCAACTTCCAGGTGCACTGCCACCGTGAGATTTTCGCGGGCATCGGGTTCAAGTTCAACGATTTTATCCAGGCCGTCCACCGCGTCCAGCGCTTCCAGCAGCGGCACCCCGTGCGCATCGACATCATCCACACGGAGGTAGAGCGCAAGGTACTGGCTGACCTGATGGAGAAGTGGCGCCGCCACGACGAAATGCAGGAAACGATGGGCAAGATCATCCGCAACTATGGCCTGGACCAGCTGTCCATGCAGGATTCGCTGGCGCGCACCATCGGCGTCGAGCGCGCCGTGGTGGCCGGTGAGCGGTTCTCGGTGGCTAATAACGATTGCGTGCTCGAAGCGATGCAGCAGCCTACCAACTCGGTCGGCATGATCATCACCAGCGTTCCATTCGCCAACCATTACGAATACACGCCGAGCTACAACGACTTCGGCCACACGCAGGACAACGATCACTTCTGGGCGCAGATGGACTTTCTTACGCCCGAGCTGCTGCGCATCCTGCAGCCGGGCCGCATCTACGCCTGCCACGTCAAAGACCGAATCAACTTTGGCAACGTCACCGGCGCCGGCATCCCAACGGTCAGCCCGTTCCATGCCGAGGCGATCTTCCACGGCATCAAGCACGGCTTCGACTACATGGGCATGATCACCGTGGTGACCGACGTGGTGCGCGAGAACAACCAGACCTACCGCCTGGGCTATTCCGAGGTGTGCAAGGACGGCACAAAGATGGGCGTCGGCTCGCCGGAATACATCCTACTGTTCCACAAGCCGCAGACGGACCGCTCGCGCGGCTATGCCGATGTGCCAGTCACCAAGGCCAAGCCGATGTGTCTGGACGATGCTGGCACCCGGATCCCGTTTGATCGCAAGGCCGCGCCGATTCCCGGTACCGGCTACAGCGTGGCGCGCTGGCAGGTCGACGCGCATGCGTTCTGGCGCTCCAGTGGCGATCGCCTGCTGGGCGCGGCCGAGCTGGCCAGTTTCGGCCCGGGCAAACTGGCGAAGCTGTTCACCAGCATGTCGCTCGACAACGTCTACAACTACGAATACCACGTCGAGGTGGGCGAGGCGCTGCTGGCCGGGAAGGCCTTGCCGGCGGATTACCTCAGCCTGGCACCGGGCAGCGCCGACCCGGCCGTGTGGCACGACATCGTGCGCATGCGCACCCTGAACGGCGAGCAGTCGGCGCGCGCGGTCGAAAAGCACGTTTGCCCATTCCAGATCGATATCGTGGACCGCCTCATCGGCCGCTATAGCAACCCGGGCGAGGTGATCTACGACCCGTTCTGTGGCCTGGGTACCGTGCCCGTGCGCGCGATGAAGCTGGGCCGCCGCGGCGCCGGCAGTGAACTGAACCCGGCATATTTCACCGACCAGGTGCATTACTGCCAGGCGATGGAGCGCGAGGTGAGTATGCCTACGCTGTTTGACTTTGAGGCGCTGGATGCGGAGCGTGAATCGTGAGAGCCGCCATGAATCGTGATGACTATCTGATGCGCGCGTATGAGTTCGCGCCGCGCGGCCAGGCGCTCCCGCAAACGAAACTGACGGATGACCAAGTGCGCGAGATTCGCTCGGCGCAGGAAAAGCGCCAGGACCTGCGCGCCCACATCCGCGACAACTTGAGCAATGAGGCGCTGGCCGCGCGCATGGGCGTGCACGTACGCACCGTAGAAAAGGTGCTTGCAGGCGAGACGTGGGCGCATCTGATCGCTACACAGCCGCGCCTGGAAGGTGAGCCGTTGGCGGCCGCACTGTTCGGCGCAGCGCGCGCGCAGGAGGGCGGTCATGCGTGACTATGCAAAGGTCAGCCCTAAATTCTGGATCGGCAAGACCGGCAAGGCTCTGCGCAAGCAGGGCATGGAATCGCTGGTCGTCGGTATGTACCTGATGTCAGCACCTACGTCCAACATGCTCGGCCTGTATTACCTGTCGATCGTCACCATCGCTCATGAGACTGGCCTGGGCATGGAAGGGGCTTCGAAGGGGCTTCGAGGAGCCATTGAAGCCGGGTTTTGCGCCTACGACCACGAAGCTGAGGTGGTTTGGGTTTACGAAATGGCCGCGTACCAGATCGCCGACCAACTGAAGCCGGACGACAAGCGCTGCATCGGCATTCAAAACGATTACAACGATCTGCCGGAGAGTGAGCATCTGCGACGCTTCTACGAGAAATATGCCGCCTTCTTCCACATGAAAAACATGCGGGATTTCGGTAGCCCCTCCGAAGCCCCTTGCAAGCCCCTTCGAAGCCAAGAACAGGAACAGGAACAAGAACAGGAACAAGAGCAGAAGAAAAACCCCCTTGTCGAGCAAGCCCAGCTCGACCCCGTGAAAACGATTTTCGCGTTTTGGCAAAAAGTCATGGATTCGCCAAAGTCGGCCTTGGACAGCAAACGAAAGCGCCTGATCGCCAAGGCGCTCAAAAATTATTCTCCGGCCGACATCTGCAGGGCCATTCGTGGCTGCTCGAAGACGCCGCACAACATGGGCCAGAACGACCGCAACACGAAGTTCAATGGCTTGGACCTGATCCTGCGCGATGCTGATCACATCGATCGCTTCATCCGCAACGATGCCGGCCAGGCCCGTGCAAGCGCCGGCAGCGAGACGATCGAGCAGACGAATGAGCGGGTCATGCGTGAGCTGCTGGGCACGGCCACGCCGGCCGGCGACATCATCGACATGGTGCCCGCATGAACGCCGCCGACACGCCGCGCTTCATGCAGCTGCTGGCCGAGACGCTAGCCGCCTACGGCAAGTCGCTTCCCGAGCCCGCCATGGTGCGCGCTTGGCAGGCTAACCTTGAGCCTTACCCGCTGCGCACGGTGCAGGCTGCCATGCAGGCCTACCAAGACGAAAACGGTGAGTTTGCTCCGGTACCGGCCGGCATCGCCAAGCGCTGCAAGCTCATGGACGGCCGGCCAGGGGCGGAGGAGGCCTGGGCCATCGCGCTGACCAGCCAGGACGAAATGGCCAGCGTGGTCTGGACGACCGAGATCGCCGAGGCGTTTCGGATCTGCCGGCCGGTGCTCGACTCCAGCGGCGCCATCAGCGCGCGCAAGCCGTTTCTGGAAGCGTACGAGCGCATCGTTGCGGCGGCGCGCCTGGCCCGCCGGCCGGCCGAGTGGGTGGCATCGGTGGGCTGGGACAAGACCCGGCACGTCGAGGTGCTGGATAGCGCGGTGAGGGCGGGACTGCTGCCGGCGCCGGCCGTGGCAGGCCTGCTGGCGGGAAAGAAAGACTCAACGCCGGACGACGCGGCACGCGCGCAGCTGGCGAGGATCAAGCAGATGCAGGTGGAGGCGGCCGCCGCCAAGGAAACGGCCCGCCTGGCGGCCGTCGAGCAACAGCGTCTGGCTGACATCGAATTCAAGCGTGCGACGAACGATCGCGTGCGCCAAATCGATCCGCGCGCCGAAATGCAGGCTGCTGATCCACGGCAAATACTGCGCCGCGCTCACGTGCCGGGCCGCCACGCGACGAACGATAGCGGCCCGCTACCCGAGGTCATCCGCAATCAAAAAAACGGCTCAAAAGGCTTCAAATGAAAAATCACGAAAATAAAATCGCAGCAAACAAACGCCTGGCCGAGCTGCTTGGCTGGACCAACATTGCCGAAGTAGGCGGCGCCCTGGTCGGCACGCCGCCGGCGGGCGCGGCAGAGAGCCGTGGCCAGGCGCTGGTACCGGACTGGATGAGCGACTGGGCGGCGGCCGGCCTGCTGGTCGTCGAGCACCGCGTCGATCTGGAGTGGTCGCATGACGGACAAGATGTGGTGGCGATCATCAATCGAAGCGACATGTACGGGAAGTTCCCCGTGCTGCTGGGCGACTTCAGTACCCCCGATGAGGCTGCACGTGCGGCCGTTGTGCGCGCGGTCACCGAACTGGTTGGCTGCTCATGATGGCCCGTGGCTTGCAGGCGCTGGGCCGCCTCAAGGTCGGCGCCATGAACCAGACCGAGGCTGCCTACGCGAGGACGCTAGAGCTGCGCAAGGCCGCCGGCGAGGTGGCCTGGTACAAGTTCGAGGGTCTGAAATTCCGCCTGGCCGACAACACGTTTTACACGCCAGATTTTGCCGTGCTGCTGGCCGGCGGCGCGCTGGAGGCGCACGAAGTCAAAGGCCACTGGCAGGACGACGCGCGCGCGAAGATCAAGATCGCGGCCGATATGTACCCGCTGCGTTTCGTCGCCGTGCAGGCGCTGCCGAAGAAGGCGGGTGGCGGCTGGAAGATGGAGGAATTCTGATGGGTGCAAACAAGAAGCCGCGCAAGCGGTACGTGCAGAAGCCAGCCGTGCTGCCGGCTGGCCTGCGCAAGGACATAGCCTTCGAAATGCCGGGCTTTCAGGCGAGTGAAGCGATGGGTAAGGGCCACTTCCAGGAGCAGCACGTCTACGACCTGCTGAGCAACGCCGACTTGACGCGGCGAACGGCGCCGGACGGCCACGAGATCCTGCCGGTGGCACAGGCCATGGTCGAGGCGATCGCTGAAATCCAGGCGCGAGCCAAGCGCACCGGCACCTTTGGCGTCAATGGCGACGAGATGCGACTGCTTCGCGATGGCATTGGCAAAACGATGGTTTTCCTGCGTAGCGTGTCGAATTTCGACATTTCCCGAGCTTCACTGGCGGCGATCCGCGAGTTCAACAAAACAGGGGTATTGAGGGTATGAAAAATCATCACAGGAAACACTATTTCGAACTGGAACTGGGTGAAATGGGTGTTAACATTGGACAACAACTGAAAGGCACCCATGGGATTTCCTGACCGCTACATCGCTTCAATCGGATCGACCAACCTGCTGGACGATGCGCTGCACCACCAGACCGAGCCGCTGGCCGCCGCAGCACTTGCCGGTAATATCGGCGCGCTGCTTTGCCGCGTGAAGTACGCGGATGGCACGCTTATGCGGCAGTTCGAAGGCAACGCAGGCAACCTGGCGCAACTGCTGCGCATCTGGACGGCTGAGGTGATCCGGCGTGGTCAAGCGCGCCGCTGGGTGCCAGCAAACACGGCCTGGGATGCTGCCGCTGCGCAAGCGCTGTATCGCCGTGTTGCCGAGAAGTCACTGGCGCACTGGCTCGACAGCACCTGCAAAGGCTGCAGCGGCACCGGCGTCAAGGCGCTGCTGGGTAACGGCATCTGTACCAGCTGCAAGGGTTCGGGTACCGCCGCGATTCACGGCACGGCCGGCCTGGAGTTGGAGCGCGTCAAGGACATGGTGTCCGAATTGAGCGCCATTGCCGACAGCCACTCGGGCCGCGCCTCCGGCCTGTTGCGCGGTGGTGACCGGTAGCGAGAAATGTAGCGCGCCTGTGTTTACAAACACTATTTCGTTGTATAATGCAGGCTCTTATTCAAGAAAAATCTTCCGGAAATCGTAATGTGCGCCTGGCGCCACCGATAGCTGGAACTAGCGACAGCACCCGGACCCAGCGCCGTATCTGCTCGTCTTGAATTTGCCGCTCACCACGCGCTATAGTCGTTGGAGCAAGTCAAGCCCGACGCTCACGCGATTCGGGCTTTTTTATTTTCTGGCCACGTAGCGAGGCAATGATGGCCGTAGCAAAGTCGTTCATTTGCCGCCGCACGCCACAGGAATTGACTGCCATCGTCGCCGACATGGTGGAGGTCGAGCCGCCCACGCTGCAGGACATCATCGACCAACTTGACGCCAACATGGCGCGGCAATTCCAACGCATGCTTGATTCGCAGCGCGACTAATTGTGACAACGCCAACATCGAGCTCTAGATCCGTGTCGATAAGGATTACGTTTTCTCGCTGCTATACACTAGGGTAAGGTTTCGCGCCGATTGGTCTGGTTCACTGTTATTCGTGTTGGCACCAACGATGTTGATGAGAGCATTTGCCGTTTCCTTCCACTCGGAACTGATTTCCGGCTGCTCGGAAAAGTTTCTCAGGACGCGCAGCAACTCTTCTGGCAACTCAGGGAAAGTCGATGATAACTGGTTAAAAAGAGCTAGTGAAAACAGGTCAGGTAGTGCGCTGCGTGCATCCAGTCTTCCTTCAAGTGCGGCTATAGACTGCGCCTGCTCCTTAATCGTCTCACCTAAAGACGTGACAACGTCCGAGATCAAGGCTACATTTTCGAGTAGCAGATTATTCATTTCTTCTTGTGTCATCGTCGTATTTGGTTGTTTAAGTAATAATTTAATTATAACGCAATAAGTCCAACATCTCTCTTCAATTCTCCTTGCCCGGCACGCCGGGTTTCGCCGCCGACCGCATCACTGCGCTGGCGGCTTTTCTATTTGAGGTGCTGCATGTTCGATATCGACTTCCGCTCCATGATCATCACCCTTCTGTGCCTGGGCTCGCTGATCGGCGGCGCCATCGTCGCGGTCGTCCTGCTGACCTGGCCCTGGCTGTGGGCCATGATCAAGCCGGCGCTGCACGCCTGGACCAGCTGACACTTGCGACTGCCAGCGCGCTCCAGTGGCAGGGCTTTGAAAAACGGGCACAGTCACCGACGCATCATGGCCAAGAGGCTCCACCGCAATTCATCGCGGCCCTGCTTGGCACGGGCGGTGACACCAGGTTCAGTAATCTATCGCGGCCTTCGGCGCACTAAGGGGTTGTGGCTCAGCACCCGCAAGGACGTTTTTATGCTCACTCCATGATTACGCAAATAGTCCTCAGCTGCGGTCAAGCCAACTTCCATAATCATCCGCACGGCGGTTTCAATTATCTGCTCGGTTACGGTGTCTGGCCGAGAGAGTAGGGGTAGCGCTGGTGCGCCGTTGGAGCGAGTGTCGAGGTCCATATAGTTCTTTGCGGGAAATTAATATAGTGCCTCACGGAAATATTTAGGCGTTGATTTTTATCAAACTTTGTTCACTCTATTGCCATGGATAAAATTCAACACCCTTCGAACAACGGCGTGCTCGGCGCGCCTGTAGGATGGGATCAAGGCGAGCTGCCATGCAACGCGCTGCCGGTCACGCACACGCATGTCGGCGACCTGCCGGCCGTGCTGTCCTATTGGCGGCCTGATGTTGACGAACTGGCTGTGCTGAATGCCGGCGGTGCCGTCCGGCTGTGGGTGGCGGGTGCAACGATGCCGCCCGTGATGCTCGACGTCGACGGCGCGCGGTAGACACCACATTTAGTGCACCACCAGCCGAAAGTGTCAAAAATCACGGGAAAACACCCGAAAATCTGGCCTCAAACACTACATCTAGTGATTCTCGATGAAAAAGACGCGCAGCGCACCACCAGCAGGCTCCGGCCGCCCGGTACCGCCACCCGAATTCACCGACCCGCTGAACAACCGCTACCTGCCCGCGCCCGAAGTGCTCAAGTGGGCGCGCGCAACCATCCTCACCGAAGGCGGCGCGCTCTACAACGAAAACCACGCCCACTTGGAATATGCCGACGTGCAGTTCTTGTGGGCGCCCCAGGGTTTCGTGAAGACAGGCCGCACCGTGCTGGGCCAGTGCGAAGAAGTGACATTCCGCTGCGGGCCATGGCAGAAAGGCCGCCAGCAACAGCAGATGGCCGACTGGTTCGGCGTGGTGCCGGACTTCCTCATCACCCTGGACGCATCGTATTGCCTGACCTGCAGCGACGCCGAATTCTGCGCGCTGCTCGAGCACGAGCTTTATCACATCGCCCAGGAGATGGATGACTTCGGCGCGCCGGCCTTCAACAAGTACGGATTGCCGAAGCTGTGCATGCGCGGCCACGACGTCGAGGAGTTCATCGGCGTGGTCCGGCGCTACGGCGCCAGCGACGACGTGCAGCGCATGATCGACGCAGCAAAGACACCACCCGAAGTGGCAAGAATCAACATCGCGAGGGCTTGCGGAACCTGTTTGCTGAAGGCTGCGTAGGCTTTACGTTGCTTTACAGGAAACTAAAACATGGCCGCACTCAAGGACGAGGTGAAGCTGTACGTCGTCACAGCGCTGGCCTGTTTCGACTCGCCGACGCAAGTATCTGTTGCAGTAAAGGAAGAATTTGGCCTCGATGTGAGTCGCCAGCAAGTTTCCTGCTACGACCCGAACACGTATGTCGGCCGCAACCTCAGCCAGAAATGGCGAACGATCTTCGAAGAAACGCGCGCCAAGTTCCGCGCCACTGCCGAGGAAATCCCGATCGCCAGCAAGGCATTTCGCCTGCGCGGCCTGGCCCGACTGGCACAGAAGGCCGAGAACATGCGCAACTTGCCGCTGGTGGCCAGTCTCTACGAGCAGGCCGCCAAGGAAGTGGGCGATATCTACGTGAACAAGGGCAAGGCCGAGCCGAGCGATCAGCTGCCGACGCCCGTGCAAATCATCATCGGCGTCAAGGATGGGGCGCGAAAGAACGATGATCCAGCTTGACCTGAATATCCCGCAGGCTGCCTTCCTGAACCTGCCCCATAAGTACAAGGCCTATGTCGCGGGTTTCGGCTCCGGCAAAACCTTCGTGGGCTGCGTCGGTATCTGCATGCATTTCTGGCAGTGGCCAGGCATCAGCCAAGGTTACTTCGCGCCGACCTATCCGCAGATCCGCGACATCTTCTATCCCACGATGGAGGAGGTGGCCTATGCGATGGGCTTGCGCATCAAGGTGAAGCAGGGAGATCACGAGGTCGAGGTGTACGAGGGGCGGCTATATCGCGGCACGGTCATCTGCCGCTCTATGGAGAAGCCTGAAACCATCGTCGGCTTCAAGATCGGCCACGCGCTGATCGATGAGCTGGACGTGATGCCGATGCTCAAGGCACAAACGGCCTGGCGCAAGATCATCGCGCGGATGCGCTACAACGTGCCGGGCCTGCTCAACGGCATCGACGTGACGACCACGCCGGAAGGCTTTAAGTTCGTCTACCAGCAGTTCGTGAAGGCGGTGCGCGACAAGCCCGAGCTGGCGACGCTGTATGGCCTGATTCAGGCGAGCACGTTCGACAACGAGCTCAATCTGCCCGCCGACTACATTCCGTCGCTGCTGGCCAGCTACCCGCCAGCGCTGATCGATGCCTACTTGCGCGGCAAGTTCACGAACTTGACCAGCGGCTCGGTTTATCCGGACTTTGACCGCTTCAAAAACCGCACGACGCAGATCATTCTGCCTGGTGAGCCGCTGCAGGTGGGCCTCGACTTCAACGTGCTGAACATGACGGCGTGCATCAACGTGGTTCGCGAGGGCCAGCCGATGACACTGGCCGAGCGTGTGAAAGTGCGCGATACGCCGGCCATGGCTAGGATCCTGACGGAGGACTTCAAGGACAAGGGCCACCAAGTGAAGATTTTCCCGGATGCTTCCGGCCAGAACACCAGCAGCAAGAACGCCAGCGAGTCCGATCTGTCCATTTTGCGCCAGGCGGGCTTCCTGCTCGAAGTGAACCACTCAAACCCTGCGGTCAAGGACCGGGTCAACGCCTACAACGGCATGATCCTGAACGCCCAGGGTGAGCGCCGCTGGAAGATCAATACCGACCAGTGCCCGACCACCACCGAGGCGCTGGAGCAGCAGGTATGGGGCGCCGACGGCCAGCCGGACAAGAAGTCTGGCCATGACCACCCGAACGATGCGAACGGCTACTTCCTCGTGAAGCGCTACCCGATCGTGAAGAGCACGACGACCACCGCGCCGCTGCGCATGTAACAACAAGGATTTCCATGACCGACGCCGTACGCAAACAATCAGCCGAAGCCGCGAAGCTGAACGAGGATTGCGCCCTGGTTGCCGCGCTGCTGGGCGGCACCAAGGCCATGCGGGCCGCCGGCAAGACGTATTTGCCGCAGTGGCCGGGCGAGGATGACGAGACCTACAAGCTGCGCCTGGCCGTGGCCACGTTGTTCCCAGCCTACGGCCGCACCATCGATGTGCTGTCGGCCAAGCCATTCAGCAAGCCCGTCACGCTGGGCGAGGATGTGCCGGAGCGCCTGAAGCCTTGGCTGCAAAACGTCGACCTGGCCGGCCGCGACCTGCACAGCTTCCTGTCGGAGATCACCCAGGAGGCGATGGGCTATGGGTTCTCGGGCATCCTGATTGACTTCCCGAAGGCGGGCAACCTGGTGACCAAGGCCGACGAAGAGGCCGCTGGCGTGCGCCCGTACTTTGTTCAGGTGCATGTGCAGAACATCCTGGGCTGGCTACCGAAGACCGCCACCAGCTTGGAAGGTCTGACGCAGCTGCGCCTGCTGGAGTGCGTATCCGAGCCGAACGGCGACTTCGACACCAAGGAAGTCGAGCAGGTGCGTGTGCTGGGCCGTGGCACATGGCAGATCTGGCGCCAGGTCGAAACCGGCAGCAAAAAGGAGTGGACGCTGCATGAAGAGGGCATCACCAGCCTGAAAATCATCCCCTTTGTGCCGGTCTACGGCAAGCGCCTCGGCTACATGCAGGCCACGCCGCCGCTGCTGGAGCTGGCATACACCAACATCGAGCACTGGCAGAGCAAGAGCGACCAGCAGAATATCCTGCACGTTGCGCGCGTGCCGATCCTGTTTGCCAGGATGCTGGGCGAGGGTGGAATCACGGTCGGCGCCGGCAGTGCGGTCAAGTCGGATTCGCCCGAAGGCGACTTGAAGTTTGTGGAGCACACTGGCGCTGCAATCGATGCCGGGCGCATGTCCATCCTCGATCTGGAAGACCGGATGCGTCAAGCCGGCGCCGAGCTGCTGGTGATTAAGCCAGGGAATGTGACCGAGAGCCAGACGCTGGCCGACAACGAACAGGGCGCATGCGCGCTGCAGAAGATCGCGGGCAACGTGGAAGACGCAGGCGACCAAGCGCTGCAGCTGATGGCTGAATGGGTCAATGAGCCGGAAGGCGGCCACATCACCATTTTCAAGGACTTCGGCGCCGCCACCTTGGCCGAAGCCAGTGCGGAACTGCTGTTCAAGAGCGTGGCCAACGGCCGTATCTCGGGCGAAACCTACTTCAACGAGCTGCAGCGCCGCGGTATCCTGTCGCCTGACCTGAAATGGGAAGACGAGCAGGAGCGCATCCAGTCGGCACCGCCTGACCTGGTGGGGGTATAAATGGGCGCGCTCGAAGAGTGGATCGCTGAAATGTTCCTCGTGCACTCCCTGAATCTGCTGCGCTTCTCCTCCGGCACGCAAGAGAAAATCTTGCTGCTGATGGCTGCCATGTCGAAGGAGCTCACGGCCAAGCTGAACGAGGGCGAGATATCGACGTATGGCAAGCAGCGCCTGGGCGCACTGCTGCGCGAATCGAATGCCGTGATCTCATCGCACTACACCGGCATGCAGGCCGAAATGACCCGCAACTTGACCGGCATGGTGCGCATCGAGGCCGATTACACGGCCAAGGTGCTGACGCAGGCGCTCAAGATCGAGCTGGGCGCGAAGCTGCCACCGGCAAACTACCTCGAAAAGCTGGTCGGCGACACGCTCATCAAGGGCGCGCCGTCGGCGGACTGGTGGAAGCGCCAGGCGCTGGATACGCAATTCCGCTTCGCCAGCCAGGTGCGGCTCGGTGCTGCACAGGGCGAAACGACGTCGCAGATCGTGTCGCGCGTGCTGGGCAAGAGCGCCAAGGCGGCTGATGCGCTGGCCGACAAGCCTGCGCTGCCCGCCACGCCGCCGATCCCGGACCCGAAGGCCGCGCCGCCGTTGAGCAAGCCGGGCAGTGCGGCGCCAGATGCTGGAACTGGACCGAAAGGCAAAGCGCCTGGGGCACCTGGTGCGCCAGGCTCGCCAAATGCTCTGCCTGCCGGACCGACAGCGAAGCCTGGTGCGCCGGCAGCCGACCCGGCCGCCAAGCCAGCGGCCAAACCGCCAGGCGCCGCACCGGATCCTGTGGCGCCGGGCGAGCAGGGCATTCTCAGGGCGTCGGCAGCCAATGCGCGCGCGCTGGTGCACAGCTCGGTGCAAGCTGTGGCCAATGCTGCGCGCCTAGCCTCGTTCCAGCAGAACGCGGACCTGATCGAGTGCTTGGTATGGCTGTCGACACTGGATTCGCATACCTGTTTGCTGTGCGCCATGCGGGACCTGCAGGAATACACGCTGGACGGGCAGGAGCCGATCAACCATACGCACGAGTGGGCGGGCGGGCCCGGCGCCATTCATTTCAGCTGCCGCTGCGTGCTCAGTACTCGCGCCAAGTCATTCAAAGACCTGGGCATCGAGCTGGACGAGCCGGGCGAAAGTACGCGCCCAAGCGACAGCGGCCCGGTCAGTAGCAAGATGAACTTCAAGGACTTCCTGGCCAGCAAGGACGCGGCGTGGCGTGCTGAATACCTGGGCCCGGGCCGTGCTGAGATGTATGAGGCCGGCAAGATTACGCTGAATGACCTGATGAACCTGAAGGGGCGAAAGCTGACGCTGGAGGAACTGCAGGCAAGGTACGCCCGATAAGTTAAAATGTGCTTTTAATTATCAAATTGGCTGTGAGGACTGGCTAAATTGATCCATTTCAAAAGAGTCGAAATTGATTGATCACATAATTGAGCAGGATATCGCTGCCGTTGAACGATATAACTTGAAAGCGAAGCCGCATCATGCTTTGCAAACAAGCATGGGACCAAGTCCATTCGAAGGCAATATCCACAGCAGTCCAGTAGTTTTGCTTTTAGCAAATCCAGGTTTTGATGAAAATTCATCTGTGGATGATCATCATTTTAAGGTCGACGGATGGCCACTTGCCGGAATGCATCCAAGCGCCCCCTCCGGCATGCGTGATTGGTGGCGGCCGCGATTGCGAAAGCTCTGCGAGATACATGGAGAGCAAACTATTGCATCAAACGTTGCCGCGCTTCAAATTAATCCGTGGGCGAGCACGAATTACGATGCGGGGTTGAACTTGCCAAGCCGAAAAGGTCAAATTGCTTTAGCTGAAGCGGCTGTAAATCGTGGGGCCGTGTTGATTATCATACGTGCTGAGAAGCTTTGGCGATCCAGCGAAGTGATCGATAAGTATAGTAAGACCTTTCGCACTAACTCTTATCAAAGCTCCTATATAACGGAGGGCAATCTGCCAGCCGAGGCGTGGCGTGAATTAAACGAGCAGATCTCGCGCGCCTCTAGCGGGCAGGTTAGCACTCAGACGCGAGTTTTAAATCGTGCAGCAGTAGAGCAACTGGTGTTGCCAGAAGTTTCCGCTGATGTCGAATTTTTATCGTTAAGCACGCGTTTGAATGGCAATATACCCGCGCTCTCTAAAGTAGAGCTTGGAAATGGCCGCCTTCATTTTGACGTCACAGGCGATATTGACCAAGTGACCTGGGCTCGCAAACAGGTTGAGGCAGGAGAGTGTATCGTGCGAATTCGCGGCACGTTGTTCCGCGCGAAAAGCACCTTGGGATTCCTGTTTCCTGAATGGCTCAGTATTAGCGCAACCCTTGAGCCGCTGACCATAAAGTAATTTCAAGCAAGATAACATTAACGATCTTGAGGCCGCCCGGGCAACCTGGCGGCTTTTTTTATGCCGCAAGCGGACGCGACGCGGTGCACCGGCCGGAAGGCCATCGATAGGGCGGATGCCCGGAAAGAACGACCATGCCATTTAAATTCAACGCAGACGGAACCATCGCAATCGACGGCGAGAAGAAGCTACCGATCTTCATTCACCCGAACGGTACCGAAGCACCATTCGACGCGGATACCACGCTCGGTACCATTACCCGCCTGAATGGCGAGGCCAAGACGCACCGCGAGGCGAAGGAGGCTGCCGAGCAGCGCCTGAAATCGTTCGACGGCATCGAAGATGGCGTGGCCGCCCTGGCGGCGCTGAACACAGTGAAGAGCCTCAGTTCCGGCGAACTGAAGACAGCTGCCCAAGTCAAGGAAATCCAAGACGCGGCAGCCAAGACTGCGCAAGAGCAGGTCGCTGCGCAGGCCAAAGCGAGTGCCACGCAGCTGCAGGAACTGACCGCGCAGCTGGAAAAGCGCACCAGCGAACTGAATACCCACATGATCGGCGGCGGCTTCTCCGGTTCGAAGCTGTTCACCGACGACAAGCACCCGCTGCGCCTGGCCATCCCTCCAGAGATGGCCAAGGCTTATTTCGGCAACAACTTCAAAGTCGAGGACGGCAAAACCGTCCCATACGACGCCGCCGGCAACAAGATTTTCTCGCCGACCCGTCCTGGCGAAATCGCCGACTTCGATGAAGGCCTGGCGCAGCTGGTGCAAGCCTGCCCGTTCAAGGATCAGATCCTGAAAGGTTCCGGTGCATCTGGCGGCGGTGCTACTGGCGGCAGCGGCGGCGGTGCCGGCAATGCCAAGCAAGTTACCCGCGCCCAGTACGAAGCAGCCGATCCATCGGCGCGCGCTGGCTTGCTGAGCGGCGGTGCGGTGCTGGTCGACTGATTCGAATTCACCTTTTTGATGATTGGCCCGCCGCGCGCGGGCTTTTTTCATCTGCATCACCGCAACACATTTGCCGGCGCCTGGATGGGCAAGTCGGTGCTTTGGGCTGGATGGCCTGCTGCATGAAATCCCAAACCACTTACCTTTAAGGCAATCACATGAAAAAAATGTTCGCTTTTGCCGTGGCGCTGGCCGCCATGGCATTGTCCAGGGCCACTTCGGCCGCAACAACCAGCGCCCAAGCGGTACAGGGCTTCGCTGCGCCGGCTATCAGCAAGGCAGTCTTCTGCGCACGCGTGGTGCGCGAGCTGGCGTACGGCTACATCTGGAATTACGCAGCCAAGACTGGCTTGGTGCTCGGCGCCAACAACCTGACAGGCCTGATCAATACGCTGTACAACGCGATGGACGTCGTGTCCCGCGAGCAGATCGGCATGATCTCCGCTGTATCGAGCGACATGACCTTCGCGCGCGCTGCTGTCGGCCAGACCGTCACTTCGCCGGTTGCGCCGCCTGCTACGGCAACGGATATCGTGCCGGCCGTTACGCCACCCGATGACGGCGACCAAAATATCGGCAATAAGGGCGTCACGCTGACGAAGGCGCGCCGTGTGCCGATCCGCTGGAACGGTGAAGAAAAGCTGGCTCTCGACAACAGCGGCAACAGCTACAACATCATCCTGCGCGACCAGTTCGCGCAAGCGATGCGCACGCTGGCCAATGAGGTCGAAAGCGATCTGACGGCGCTGCATGTCAAAGCGTCGCGCGCGTACGGCACTCCGGGCACCGCCCCGTTTGGCATCGCCAACGAGCTGAATGACACTGCCGGCGCACTGCGCATCCTGGAAGACAATGGCGCCCAAGGCCTCGACTTCCAGCTCGTCCTGGGTAGCGCCGCCATGCAAAACATGCGCAGCAAGCAGTCGGGCCTGTTCAAGGTCAATGAAGCGGGCCGCGAAGATATGCTGCGCAACGGCATCACAGATCGCCTGCAGAATTTGGCGCTGCGCCAGTCGTCCCAAATCAAGCGCCCAGCTAAGGGCACTGCCGTCGCTGTCACCACCAATGCTGCAGGCTATGCCGTTGGCGCCACCATTATCACGTTGGCGGCCGCTGGTACCGGCGCAGTTGTCGCTGGCGATGTGGTCAGCATTGCTGGCGATCCGGAAAACAAGTACGTGGTGGCCTCCGGTGATGCGGACGCCTCGAACGGCGGCACCATCACCCTGGCTGCGCCTGGCCTGATGCAGGCAATCCCTGCTGCCGCAACTGCGATCACCGTTGCCAACGTCGGCTTCCGTAACTTGTTCTTCGCCCGTTCGGCGATCGTGCTGGCGACCCGCGTGCCCGCCCTGCCAGCGCAGGGCGACTCGGCGGTTGACCGCACCATCATCACCGATCCGATCTCGGGATTGTCGTTCGAGGTCAGCATGTATATGCAATACCGCCAGGTGCAGTACGAAATCGCACTGGTGTGGGGCTGCGGCACAGCCAAGGATGAGCACTTCGGCATCCTGCTGGGCTAACCATCAACCCGGCCCGGCCAGCACTGCGGTGCTGCCGGGCCTCACCTGGAATTCACCATGGATACCATCAAAATCGTATCGACTGACCTGCGCACGCAGGGCCCTTTCGTCGTTATCAACACATCCGACTTCAATCCCGACGTGCACGAGCTGTACGGGGGCCAGGAACTGGGCGCGCCATCCGAACGCGTGCCGACCATGGCCGAACTGCTGGCCGCGCGCGATCAGCTGCTGGAGCGCGAGCGCGAACTGGCCGCCGAGAAGGAACGCGTTGCCGAGCAGGCGCGGGCCAATGAAGTGGAAGCGCAGCGCCTGTACGGCGAGCGGGCCGCTGCTGCCGATGCAGCGACCAAGGCTGCCGTCGAAAAAGTCGCCGCTGATAAAGCTGCAGCAAAGGCTGCCGAGAAGGCCGCCGGCGACAAGAAGTAAGTCAGCAGTACAACAAGCCCGCCCCGCGCGGGCTTTCCACATCAGGACCATCATGCTCATCACTGAAACTGGCGCTGGCCTTGCCGATGCCGAATCCTATGCCAGCGTCGCCGCGGCTGATGCGCGCTGCGCCAGCCTGGGCCTGGCCGCCTGGGCTGGGCTGGCCGAAGCAGACAAGGAGATCGCTTTGCGCCGGGCCACGCTGTTCATGGCCACCTACCGCACGCGCTGGGCCGGCCGCCGCGTTTATCAGCGCCAGGCGCTGGACTGGCCGCGCTACAACGTTGCAGTGGACGGCTTCACCGTGCCAAGTACCAGCGTGCCGCTGGACGTGGTCAATGCCTGTATCGACCTGGCCGTGCGCGCCGGCAGCGGCGAGGATCTGCTGCCCGACCTCGACACCGGTTCGAACGCCATCAAGAAAGACAAAACCGGGCCGCTTGAAACGGAGTACTTCCAGAACACCACGGACGCGCGCGAACGCTTTGTGGCCGTGGATGCGCTCCTGGCGCCGTACTTCGGCTCGGCCGGCGGCGGCAATTCCATGAAGGTGACACGAGCATGAGCAGCTACCCAGCAGTGAAGATCGACGGCTGTTTCGTCGCCGATAACACCTACAGTGCCGATGGCAAGGTATGGACCGTTACCAACTTGATCGCGCGCGCCAAGGATCTCACGCCGTTCGACCTGCCGCTGGCGGCGATCTATTCCGGTACCGAGGTCTGGACGCCGGTCGGCTCGGCCTACGGCATCGCACACCATGTGCGCCGCGCGTTGGACGTCGACACCGAATACCCGATCATTCTGTGCCAGCAGGGCTTCATCATGGACGGCTGGCACCGGGTGTTGCGCGCGCTGATCGATGGCAAGACCACGATCAAGGCGGTGCGCTTCGCTGAGACGCCGCCATACGACTATCTGAAGGTGGGGTAGGGCATGGCCGACTACACCAAGACCGCCTCGCGCGCCGACCAGTCGCTGCGCCGCAAGGGCGGCATCGTGATGCTGCGCCAGGTCGTGACCGGCGTGTACGATCCAGGCTTGGGCGCGGCGCCCAGCATCGCCACCGACTACGAAGGCACTGGCGTCAAGATCGCCTACGAGGCCGAGAACATCGACGGCACGCTGATCCAGGCGGGCGACCAGAAGCTGCTGCTGTCACCGCTGCAGCGCAGCGGCCTGCCAATGCCGACGCCGACAACGGCCGACCTGGTGCTGTTCGGCGGCGCCAGCTACACGGTGAAGGCGGTCGGAACTACGGCGCCGGTCGACGTGGCCGTGCTGCACACGCTGCAACTCAGGGGGATTTGATGGCCAGTATGTCCTTTTCCATGCAGATCGCCGAATTCATCGCCAAGACCAAGGCCAACCAGGACTTGGTGGTGCGCGCGATCACCCTGAAGATCGACAACAAGCTGGTGCAGCGGTCGCCGGTGGGCGACGCAAAATACTGGAAGAGCAAGCCGCCGCCTGGCTACACGGGCGGCCGCTTCCGCGCCAACTGGCAGCTTTCCATCGGGTCGCCGACCGCCGGCGTGCGCGACCTGATCGACAAGGACGGATCGGCCACGATTGCCGCACACGGTAGCGTCATCAGCACCGCCAAGGCGGGCGACGTGATTTACCTCGTGAACAATCTTCCTTATGCAAAAAGAATCGAGGAGGGCTGGTCCCGCCAGGCGCCCGTCGGCGTCGTTGCGCTGACGGTCGTGGAATTTCGCACCATTGTGGACAACGCTGTGAATGGCGTGCGCGATGGCACCACCGCCAGCGAATTCGCACAGGGCTATTCGACATACAAATTATGAGCCAACCAACAATACGCGCCGCGCTTGAGGCGGCCCTGGCCAGCCTCGCGCCAGCGATCGAAACAGCCTGGCAGAACGTGCCGTACACGCCAGTCACTGGCCGGCCATATCAGGCCGCCTACTTGCTGCCAGCGGAACCGGACAACCGTTCCATGGGTGACGGGTCGCGCCAGGAGCGCGGCGTATTCCAGGTCAGCCTGATGTATCCGCCAGGGCAGGGCAGTGCTGCCGCCGGCGCGCGTGCTGAAATGATCGCTGCGCTGTTCCGGCGCGGCGCCAGCTTCAGCAAGAACGATGTGACCGTGCAGATCGAGCGCACGCCTGAAATCGCCGATGGCCGCGAGGACGGCGACCGCTGGATGGTGCCGGTAAAAATTAGATATTTTTGCAACTTGTAAATCCCACACAGATCGCCTCGGCGGTCTTTTTTTTCGACCAAAGAAAGGCATCATCATGGCAACAGCAAATGGTATCGACAGCCTGCTCGTCATTGGCAAGCAGCCTAGCGAAGGCACGAAGGCGCTGGCCGCCAACGGCCGCTTGTATCCGCGCGTGACCGCGACCTTCGACACTGACGCCGACAAGTACTCGAGCAACGAGATCGACCCGAGCCAGCAACAGGGCGACACGCGCCTGGGCAACTTCCGCACCTCTGGCGCCATCAAGGGCGAGGCCAGCTGCGGCACCTACGCCGTGCTGCTGGCCGCGCTGCTGCGCCGGGACTTCACGGCCGGCGGCGTCACTGCAGCGCAAAACACTATCGCATCGGGTGCGACGGGCCTGACGCGCAGCGCCGGCTCGTTCCTGGCCGATGGCCACCGCGCTGGCACCGTTGTGCGCATCGGCGGCTTCCTGACCACGGGCGCCGCCAACAACGGCAAGAACTTCTTCGTCACGTCGGCCACCGCGCTCAAGCTGACGGGTCAGTTCATGGACGGCAGCGCCATGACGGTGAAGGTCGAAGGCGACCCAGTGACCGTGACCGCGACCGGCAAGCGCAGCTTCACGCCGCTGACCGGCCACACCACCGACTGGTTCACTGCGGAAGTGCAGGATCCTGGCATTGCCGTCAACCGCTGCTTCATCGACCAGCTGGTGAGCAAGGTTGATATCGCAGTGCAGCCGAACGGCATCACGAGCATGGACTTTACCCTGATGGGCAAGTCGGAAGATGCAACTACTCCGGCCGCTTACTTCAACGCACCGGCTTCCACGCCTGGTACCGGCAAGTTCTCCGGCGCCACCGCCATGCTGTCGGTCGCCGGCATTCCGTCGCAAATCTGCACGGGCATGTCGCTGTCCCTGGACGGCCAAGTCAAGATCGATCCGGTGATCGGCTCCAAATTCGCCACGGCCGCCTCGCGCGGCAAGGTGGTGGGCAGTGGCCAGTTCACGGTGCTGATGCAGGATTCGGCATACATCGACTACTTCAAGCAGGAAGTCGAGCTGCCGCTGGCCTACGCCATGGCGGCCAGCACGGCGCCGCTGGCCGAGGTGATGACCATCGCCATGGGCCGCATCAAGATCACCAGCGCCAAGGTCGATGATGGCGAGAAAAACAAGATCGTGACCTGCGCCTTCGACATCCTGCGCTACCAAGGCACCGACACCCAGCACGAGGCCACCACCGTGGCATTCCAGGATACCAGCCTGGCGTAACCATCCCGCCCGGCCCCGCGCCGGGCTTTTCATGAAAGGCTCTGCCATGCAAGAACTGAAATTCAATGGTCGCAACTTCTCGCTGATAGAGCGCGATGGGCGCGTTTGGCTGACGGCGACCGATATTGCAACAGCGCTCGGCTACAGCCGGAGCGACCAAGTGTCGCGTATCTACCTTCGGCACGAACGGGAGTTTTCGAAGGAAATGACGGCGGTCGTCGAGAACACCACTTTGGGACATATCAATTTGTCCACCGAAGCGCGAATATTTAGCCTACGCGGTGCTCACCTCATCGGCATGTTCGCCCGGACCGCAAATGGCCAAGCATTCCGCGCCTGGGTGCTCGACCAGCTGGATGAGGCGGACCGCCAAGCTGCGCCCGCCCGCTCGCTGATGGCGGCTTGGTTCAAGGCCAAGGCGGCCGTCGACGCGCAAGACAAGTTCGCCAGCATGTGCGGCAAGGGCCTGAGCGAACACAAGCAGGTCAAGCCCCCGTTGAAAAAGGCGCTCGACCAGATAGCAACCCAGATTCAACCATCTCTTCTTTCCTGACCCGGCTCCGCGCCGGCTTTCCTTTTGGCGCAAGCGCCACCCTAGCACCGACTGGTCGCTGTCGCCTTCGTGGGCGCGGCGGCCGGCACGGGCACTATCAAAACCCACGAAAGGCACTGCCCATGAATACCAACGCATCCCCGAACATCGCTCAAACCCTGGCCGTCGCCGGCTTCGACATCGCCAACCTGTCCGCGCCGGCTGCGCGCGTGACTTTCGACGTGCCCGTCCTCTTCAATCAGGACGGTGATCCTATCGCCGGCATCCGTATCGTTGGCAAGAATTCGCCGGAATACCGCGCCGAGCATCACGCCACTCGCGCCAATGGCTATCAGCGCTCGGCAAAGAAATCGACGGCGATCGATGCCACGACCGACGAAGGCGCCGATCAGCTTGTAAGCACCATTGACAGCAATCAAAAACGCATCGCATTGGCGGTGGCGGTTGACTGGTACGGCTTTACGAGCGGTGGCGCTGAGGCGCCACTGGATCGCGCTGTGCTCGCTGCTGCTTACGAGAAGTATCCCACCTGGGTTGATCGCGTCACGGCCGCCCTGGAAAACGACGCCAATTTTTTGAAGGTCTGATCCAGAGCCTGCTGCTGTACGCCGATCACCTGTTTGATCGTGCGGCAGCTGCAGGCGATGGCAATGCCAAGGGCGACCACCTCGACACCGCCCGGCAAAACCCTCTGTACCGCGCGCCCGAGGCGCCGGCCGTGCCGCAATTGCCGCATGAACTGGCCTACCTGTGGACCTGGTTCACGCAACTGAACCAGAAACGCCAGTGCGGCATGGCCGTCAACGCGCTGACCAGCGCCGAGATCCTGGGCTGGCAGGCGCGCCACCAAGTGCGCTTCGATCCGTTTGAAGAAGGCGTGATCGATCGCCTCGACGCGCTGTTCATTCATCACCAGAACAAGAAGGACAAATAAATGCCCGATATCGCCCAACTTGGACTTTCCATCGATACACGCCAGGTGGTCGATGGCAACAAGGCCCTCGATTCCCTTGGCGAAGCAGCAGTACGTGTCGAGCAGAAGACCGCCGGTGCCACGGCGGCCGTCGACAGGCTGGGCGAGGCTAATGCGGCCGCAAAGGCAAAGGTGGTGGAAAGCGCCGCGGCGGTCGATGCTGTTGGCGAGGCTGGCGTGCGTGCTGCTCAAAAAGTAGCCGGCACCACCACGTCGGTAGATTCATTGAGCGCAGCAGCAGTGCGTGTGCGCTCGACGTCGGTGGAGGGTGCGAGCGCGTTGGACGGCTTTACCACTGCATCGGCTGGCGTGTGGCGCCGCGGCGGCGATGCTGCCAAGAGTGTAGATAGTCTTGGCGATGCCACGGCTCGCACTGGTCAGCGCGCAGCCGTCACCAATGGCCAGATGGACGACACGGCCAAGATCATGCGCGCGCAGGCTGAGCAGGCGCGCGCAACCGCTCAGGCCAATACTGCCCTAGGTGCATCAACCACACAGCTCACACTGGGCCAGCAGCAGCTGATTGAGCGCATGCGCGAGCAGGCCGCCACGATTGGCATGAGCCGGACGCAGCTGCTGGCCTACCAGGCGGCGCAGATGGGCGTTACCCAAGAGACGCAGCGAGCAATTGCGACCATTAAAGCGCACGAAGACGCAATCAAGGCGGCGGCGAAGGCGAAAGAGGATGCATCTCACTCATCCGGGATTCTTGCTGGTTCGCTAAAAATTCTTGCGGCGGCCTATGCGGCCCTGAAAGTGGGGGAGTACATCAAGGATGCCGCACTCATGGCAGCGCGATACGAGACTCTTGGCGTCGTTGTCGAGGTTGTCGGGCGCAATGCCGGCTATACCAAGACGCAGATGGATACTGCGACTGATGCTATCGCTAGGCAAGGTATCACCATGATCGAATCACGGGAGTCGGCCACCAAGTTGGTGCAGGCTCACGTTGACCTTAAAAACGCGACCGCCCTGGCGCGAATTGCGCAAGACGCTGCTGTAATCGGCCATTTGAACTCCTCGGATGCGTTCGACCGCTTGGTGAACGGTATTTCTCGCGGCAACGTGCTTATCCTTCGCAATATCGGTATCAACGTCAACTTGCAGTCAGCCTATCGCCAGATGGCCGACTCACTTGGAAAGAGCACAAAGGAGCTTACCGAAAATGAGCGTGTGCAGGCCAGGCTTAATGCCGTGATCGAGCGGGGCGCTGATATTGCTGGGACGTACGAGGCTGCAATGGGGACCGCAGGCAAGCAGTTAACCTCGATGCAGCGGTACACGCAAGATTTGAAAACGAGCATTGGCGAAACCTTCAATGAGGTGCTGACTGTCTCCGTAATGGCTCTAACAAAGCACTTGAAAGATGCGAATGGCGAGGTGAGTGAATTGTCACGCAATGGCCAATTGGCCTCATGGGGGCATTCTTTAGCGCAAGTATTTGTGTCCCTTTCAGACACAATCAACGACGCATATATAAAGATGAAGCTTTTGCATGCTGGCGCCGGATACGTTAGCAATCTAACATCGATTACCGCTCAGTATGGGCGCGATGTTGCCGCAGCAGGCTTTAGCGCGGACGGACAAATTGCCGCATACGCAAAACAGCGTGCGGCAGTCGAGGCGAACAAGGCTGCACTTTCAAAGGACAGGGACGACATTCTTGCCGGAGAGGATAAATTTCAAAAGGCGTTTGACGAGAGGACGGCCGCCGTTGTGGCCAAACGCAAAAAGGATTCCGATGAAAAATTAAAGGTTGATACTGATTACATGCAGAAATCGGCTGCGTTGCTAAAAAAATATGCCAGTGCTCCTGTTGAGGTGCAACAGCAGAAGCAAACGCAATTGGCGTACGAAATTTATGTTGGAAAGCCAAACTATCGAGATACCGAAGGGCGGGAGCCAAAGCCAAAGGCTGACCAGGTCGAGAACACGCAGCTCGCCGATCAAATCAAGCAGTATTCGAAGGAAGCGGCAACTACCAAGGCCCACTACGATGCCTTGGGCAAGCTCGATGACATGTACCTCAAGGGCGGCGAACTGTCCGTGCAGCAGGCCTACCAGAACAAGCGCGACTATGCCCTGAAAACCTACGAGGCCGAGATCGATGCTTTCGACCAGCAGATCGGCGCACTGCAAGGGCACAACAGCGCCACCAAGGCCGAGGCGGCCAAGCACCAGAAAGAACTGAACGAGATCCTGGGCAAGCGCGATGCTGCCGAGAAGGCCTTCTTCGACGCAAGTTTCACCCGCGACGAGGAGGAGCGCTTGCGCCAGGCGGCAACCGCGACAGCCGCCGCCGATGCAGGAAACAAAGAAATCGCTTCGATCAATGCGCAGGTCGCTGCCGTCGAAGAGCAGATCCGCACCTACGGCATGCTGCCGGCGGCCAAGACGGCGCTGGCCATCGCCGATCTGGAAGAGCAGAGCGCCGCGCTGGCCGGCTTCGCGAACAGCGAGAAAACCATCGAACTTAACAATCTGAAAATCGATGGACTGAAACGCCTTCGTGCCGCGCAAGGCATCGCGCAGGCGCAGGAAGCTGTGACGGACGTCGCCAAAGCCAAGGAGTTGCTGGACATTCTGACGGCCATCGACACGGCGGCGCAGGCTGCCGCCACTGGCATGGCCGAGTCGTTCGGCGCCGTGGGCAAAGCCATCGGAGGCCTGACCACAGCGCTGACTGGCTACGAGCGCACGCAGGCGGGTGTCGCCGCGCAGCTCGCGGCTTCGATGAAGGACGCCGGCGGCGACCCGACCAAGGTCGCAAAAGCCCAAGCGGCGGCCGCGCAGCAGGGCGCTCAGGCCCAGGTCAAATCGTATGGCGACATGGCCAGCGCTGCCAAAGGATTCTTCAAAGAGAACTCGGCCGGTTACAAGGCGATGGAGGGCGTCGAGAAAGCGTACCGCGCGTATGAGATGGCCATGGCCGTCCAGAGCATGCTTGCTAAAAGCGGCTTGCTGACCGCATTCACCGGGTTGTTCGTCACGTCGAAAGCTGCCGAGATGACCGCAACCGTGGCGACCGTACCGGTTACCGTGGCCGCGGAGGGCGTGAAGCAGGGTGCCCTGGCGACGACTGCCATGGCCGGCGCTATCGCCGTGCCGTTTCCTGGCAATCTGGCTGCGGTCGGTATCGTGGCCGCCATGCTTGCTGCCATCGGCCTGGCCAGTGGCGGGGGCGGCGGATCATCGATCAGTTTGTCCCAGCAGCGTCAAGCGGCCACCGGCACCGGCTCGGTGCTGGGCGACTCGTCGGCGAAATCGGAGTCGATCGCGCACTCGCTGGCCATCATGGAGAAAAACAGCGGGCTGGGCCTGGCCTATTCCTCATCGATGGTGATATCGCTGAAGCAGATCGTATCCGGCATTGGCGACCTCGGCAGCCTGCTGGTACGTTCCGATTCGCTGACCACGTCGCTGGCAACTCGCAGCGATTCCGGTGGCGGTTGGCTTGGTAATGTCTCCAGCAGCATATTTGGCGGCAAAACGACGGTGCAAGATGCTGGCATCGTCACCGGCAAGACCAGCCTGGGCGCGCTGGATACCTCGGGCCTGAACGTCAGCTCATATGTCGACACCAAAAAATCGGGCGGCTGGTTTTCCAGCGATAAATACAAAACAGCGCTGACCGGCCTGGGCAGCGAGACCAGCGACCAGTTCACCAAGATCATCCTGAGCCTACGCACCACCATCGTTGGCGCGGCAGACATGCTGGGCCTGGGTGGCGATGCCTTCACTTCCCAGCTCAACACCTTCGTGGTCGACTTGGGAAAAATCAGCCTGAAAGACCTTAAGGGCGACGAATTGCAGGCGGCGCTGGAAACCGCGTTCTCGAAAGCCGGCGACGACATGGCGCGCTACGGCGTGGCCGGCCTGGAGCAATACCAGGTCGTGGGCGAAGGTTATCTGGAGACGCTGGCGCGCGTGGCCAATGATTACATGCAGGTGGCCGACGTGCTGGCTGTGCTCGGCAAGTCCTTCAATGTCTCAGGCCTGGGCGCGGTGGCGCTGAGCGAAAGTCTGATCACAGCCACTGGCGGCCTCGACAAGCTGACCAGCGGTACCAGCTTTTTCGTGCAGAACTTCCTGACCGAGGCCGAACAGATGGCGCCGATTACGAAATCGGTGCGGGATGCAATGACGGCACTCGGCTACTCGGGCGTGACGACCAGCGAGCAATTCAAGGCATTGGTGCTGGCGCAGGATCTGAGCACCACGGCAGGCCAAAACCTGTATGCGCAGCTGATTGCGCTGGCTGATCCATTCAAACAAACGGCCGACTACGCCGCCGAATTGGCCGGCAATCTTGTCGACGCCAAAACCGCCAGTGAAATCGCCAGCGAGCGCAAGGATCTGCAGCAGCAGCTGAACGACTTGACGAAAACCGAAACTGAACTGCTGGCCATCCAGCGCGCCGGTATCGCTGACGTCAACAAGGCGCTGTTCGACCAAGTGCAGGCCGCGAAAGCGGTGGTGACCGCCAAGGACGCATTGTCCAAGGCGTATGACACTGAAAAATCGGCAATGACGTCTTCTTTGACTGCCCTGAAATCGTGGGCAGCAACTGTCGGCGGCCTCAACGCCAGCCTGGCGCTGGGCAACCAGTCCACCCTGACGCCGGAGCAGAAATACGCCGAGGCCCGGGCTCAGTTCGAGAAAACCCTCTCGGCAGCGAACGCCGGCGACAGCACGGCGCAGTCTGGCCTGTCTGCCGCTGAGCAGGCGTTCCTGACGGCCTCGCAGGTGGTCAATGCATCCGATGCCCGCTACGTGGCGGACTACGCGCGCGTTATGGCGGCCAACGATGAGGCGATGCGCTGGGCCAGCACGCAGGTCGACGTGCAGCAGGCCAGCCTGGACGCGCTGACGAAACAGGTGTCTGGCCTGATCACCATCAATGACAGCGTGCTGACGGTGGCGCAGGCGATCACCAACCTGCAGGTGGCCATGGGTGTGTCGAATGGCCTGGGCGTGAAGTTCGACGGCTCGCATGCGGGCGGCCTGGCCAATGTGCCGTTTGATGGCTACTCGGCAGAGCTGCACCGCGGTGAGGTGGTGGTCGACGCGCAGGCAGCGGCCGCCATGCGCCGCTACTTCGGCGGCGCGCCGAGCCAGGGCGGTGGCAATACCGATGCGCTGGTGGCTGAGGTCAAGATGCTGCGCGAGGAAATCAAAGGTCTGCGCGGCGACCAGGGAAAACAGACCGACGGCCTGATCCGGGCCACGGTCGAATCGAACATCAAGGCTGCGAAAACGGTGGTGGCCGGCGTTGAGAAAACGGCCAAAACATCGCCCTGGAGACAAACAGTGGAGTATGAAAAATGACGGATGCACAGTTCTTGGCATGGCTGCAGGAGAGCGCCACCGTGCGCATGGTGCTGATCGAGGCCCAGGTCAACGTGGCGGGCGTCGAGGTGACGCGGTATATCGCCTCGCGCCTGTACACTACCGGCCCTGCCGACACACCGGCCAACGTCGAGTACCAGCCTCTGGCCACCGGCGGTCTCGCATTCACCGAGCAGGTCAGCCTGACCGGTGAGGCCGGCCTGTCGGGCGGCGATATCGAGCTGGACAACGCCGACGGCGCGCTCGATGGCTGGCTTACCGACGTATGGTCGAATCGCGCCGTCCGCGTCTGGTCCGGTGACCCGGCCTGGCCGCGCGCCGACTTCCGCCTCGTGTTCGATGGCATCATCGCCGACGTGGCCGTATCGGGCCGCGAATCGATCAGCCTGACGCTGCGCGACAAATTGCAGCGCCTGAACACGCCGATCACCGAGGCCAAGCTGGGCGGCGCCACGCAGAACAAGGATTCCATCCTGCCGGTGCCGTTCGGCGAATGCCACAACGTCACGCCGCTGGCCACCAATCCGGCCGCGCTGGAATATGGATTTCTCGGCGCGGTCGAGTCGATCGCCGAGGTGCGCGCCAACGGCAAGCCGGTGTCGGCTGCGATCAACAATGCGACCGGCCGCTTCACGCTGATCACGAATCCGCTGGCACAGGTGATCACCACCAGCGTGCAGGGCGACAACGTGGCCGGCTACGCGCCACGCATCGCGCCGCTGGTGCAGCGCATCGCCACCGGCTACGGCAAGGTCAGCGACCGATTCACTGCGGTCGATTTGGACCTGGCCAACTTGTCCGCCTTCGACGCTGCCCACCCGCAGCTGGTGGGCCTGTACGTGGCGGACCGGACCAACCAGGCGCAGGCGATCCAGCAGCTGGCCGCCAGCGTGGGCGCGCAGGCGATTATGTCGCGCACTGGCCAGCTGCGCCTGGTGCAGGTCGGGTTGCCGGGCCTGGGCGTGCCGGTGGCGATCGGCCCTGACCACATGCGCGAGCGCAGCCTGCACCCGGTGCAACGCCTGCCGGTGGCGGCCGCAGTGAAAATCGGCTTTGACCGCAACTACACGGTGCAGGCCAGCCTGACCACCAGCATTCCGCCTGAACACGCCGACCTGTACGCCACCGAGTGGCTGACCGAGACCGTGACCGACGAGGCCGTGCGTGCGCGGTACCGCATCAGCGACGACCCGGTGCAGATCGAAACCTTCCTGAAAACCCGCGCCGACGCGCATGCCGAGGCCACGCGCCGCCTGGCCCTGAACAGCGTGCCGCGCACGGTCTACGAATTTGATGGAGAACCCGAGATGATGATGCTGGAACTGGGTCAGGCCGTGACCCTGACCGATGCGCGCTACGGCCTGCAGGAGGGTGCGCCGGGCGTGGTGGTGCTGCTGTCGCGCTACTGGCTGACCGGCCGCGTGACCGTCGGGGTGATGGTTTGAGCGCGCTGCTGGGTGAGCGCGACCGCCTGATCATGAACACGGTGCCGCGCTACGCGACGCCGATGGACCGCGCGCTGATGCTCACGGCCAGCGCCACGATGTTCGAGGTGTCGGCGGCTGGCGTGCCGACGCCGGAAACAATCACGTTCTCGGCGCTGATGCTGGGCGCCGTGGGCGACATCACATTTTCCAGCGAGCCGGCGGTGTCAATGGCCGTGGCCAACGGCAATGCGGTGCTGAACTACGCGGATATGTCGGCCAGCATCGTGACGGTGACGGCCAGCACGGTGATCGAGGGCGTGACCTACCACGCCCGCCAGACGGTGGCTAAAACCCAGGCGCTGGACCTGACGCCGCCGCCGGCGCCGACGGGCCTGGCCGCAACCGGCCACCCGGCGACGATCACCCTGGCGTGGAATGCGGCGCCGGCCAATTACAGCAACCTGTCGCACACCGAGGTGTGGCGCGCGCCGACGAACAATTTCGCGCAGGCGGCGCTGGTGGGCCGTGCTGACGGTCGGGAATATACGGACCCGGTCGGGCCTGGCGCGTTCCGGTATTACTGGATTCGCTATGTGTCGCGCGCGGCCATCCCCGGCCCATACAACGCCAGCAGCGGTACGGTGGGCGCGTCGGATGTTGAGGTTGAGCATCTGCTGCAGGTGCTGACGCAGCAGATCACAGAGAGTCAGCTGTATGCTGACCTTGGCGCGAAAATCGATCTGATCGAGCCGACCCGGGATGCGGTCGCGGATCTGGAGCAGGTTTTCGGCGATACCGTCGCCGCAGCAGCATCGGCAGCCCAGGCGGCGCAGGCCGCGGCCACTGCGCTGCTCGATGCGGCAAAAGCCGAAGCCGCCGCCGGCGGTGCCAGTCAATACGCCAGCCAGGCGAACCAGTCAGCCACCAATGCCAGCACGTCCGCCGGCACGGCGTCGACGTCAGCCGGCCAGTCCTCGCAGGCGGCCACTGCTGCAGGCGACAGCGCTGCAGCGGCGGAAAGTGCAGCCAGCACGGCGGCGAACGCGGCGGGCGAGGCTGGTGCCAGTGCCAGCGCCGCGTTAATCAGCAAAAATGCCGCTGCCGGATCGGTCAGCGCAGCCGGCGTGCAGGCCGCTGCATCCACGCAATCAGCGATCGAAGCGAAAGCCGCGCGCGACGCAGCAAGCGAGTCGGCCAGCGCTTCGCTGCAGTCAGCCGGTTCAGCCAGCGCCTCATCGACGGAGGCCGGCACTGCTGCCAGCCAGGCGGCCAACAGCGCGCTATTGGCTGCAGAATCGCGCAATGCGGCTGGCGGGTCCGCTGCCGCTGCTGCTGGATCTGCCGGTACTGCCGGCGCGAAATCGACCGAGGCGGGCCAGTCAGCCGAAGCTGCACGCGTCGATCGCGTCGCGGCCCAGGCAGCATTTAGCCAGGCGGCAGGCGCTGCCCAGGCAGCCAGCGGCTCAGCAGAAACTGCCGACGCGCGCGCGACAGCAGCTGGCCAGAGCGCTCTGGCTGCCAGCAATGCCGCGACAACTGCCGGTACCGCCGCTGGCCAGGCTGGATCGTATTTGCAGCAGGTCGCGCAGTCGGCGACTAACGCCGATGGTAGTGCGCAGGCGGCGGCATCGTACCTGCAGCAGGCACAGGCAGTGCTGGCTGACCCGATCACCGGACTGGTCGCGTCCTATGCCGCGGTGTCGCAGCAGGCGATCGCGACGGCCACCTCACTCGGCCAGGTGCAGGCGAAATATGCTGTGCGCGTCGATGCGGGTGGTGTTGCGGGCGGATTCGAGTTGATCGGTGGCGGCGGCGCAATCGATTTCGGCGTGCGCGCCACGACGTTTTATGTCGCGTCGCCCGCCGGCAGCGGTATCGCGTCGGCCGTGCCGTTCATCGTGCGCACGACAGAAACTATTATTGGAGGGGTGACTATCCCGATCGGCATGTATGTCGCCGATGCATTTATCCAGAACGCCTCGATCACCAATGCCAAAATTGGCGGCGATATCTGGGCGAGCAATTTCGTTGCTGGCCAGTCCGGCTGGCGCCTGTATCGCAGCGGTGATATGGAGATCAACAATTTGCGCGCGCGTGGTGCGATCGCGGGCGGTGCATTTACCGGCGCGGACTGGCCGGCGGCGGGAGGTGGGTTTTACCTGGGGCCGGACGTTTTTCGGATTGGAAGCCAGCCGTCTGGAAAATATTTCGAGGTGAATTCCTCGGGAGATGTCCATTCGCCGCAATTCAATATTGATGGCGGCCTGGCTCGATTCAGCGGCGAGTTGGCGGGCGTGATCGGTACATTCTCGCTGGTTCGCAGCCCCACGCGTGCGGGGCCGGCCGGCAATGCC